TTATTCCACTAAACATAATTCCCGCTCTACCTCGCGACGATTCTTTAACCCTTTCCACGACTGACCATCAGCATATATCCAGCGGCGTAACTCATCGCAAGCGCCTTTGATGTCGCCAGTATTGAGCTTTTTAAGCAGCGTAGATTGGATAAAAGCATGCTGCCCGACGTTATAGGTGAACGAGTACAGAGCCGCTTTCTGGTATTGGCTTAGTGGGATTTTCACAGCTGCATCAACAATGCGTTGTACCGGCGTCAGATCTTGTTGCAATAAAGCATCGCATTCCGCATCAGAATATTTTTTACTGGGGATGATATCTTTACCGGTGTGGCCATCGCATACAGTGAGGACATTGACGACATCGTAGTAAGCCACATACTTGCGGCCCTCTAATCCATCTTCACCACCTAGTAATACACCAGCAATAGCCAGTGCTCCGAAAGCAGAAACACCCATTAACTTACTGCGAAGAGTTGGAGACATTTTATTTCTTCCGTAATTGAAATTCTTTTCGCTTATAGTGCCAATTCACAATAAAGGTTCCCGTCGTGCAGACAATACCGACTACCATGGCCCATTCGTTTAGAGATAACGCACCAATCGTTGTTGTTAACCCGCCGAACCACAAGGATATCGCGCTGGAATATTTATCCATCTTCATTGTCTCCCCCTGCCAGTTGGCCTGGGCATATATTTGCTGCTTTTGGAAAATAGCTCGCCGCCGTGCCCCATCCAGACGCAGAGATTATTTGAGGATAATTGATGCTGGCGATGAACTATAAAAAACCACACAAATAGCGAGGCCTAATAATTTAAATTATTATGTAAAAATACCGTCTCTTTCGGTGATAATAAGCCAACAACATAGACAAAAGGAAAATTGCTCGATGAATACCGGTTTTATTCTGCTCTGTATTTATGTAGTTGGCGTTATTATTTCTACTTTCATTATTTTCCCGCTGACACGTGACCAGAGCTTAGTAGTAAGGTGCTTATCATCACTTTTAATTGGTATAACCTGGCCCTTAAGCCTGCCCGTTGCCCTGCTGCTCTCAATGTTCTAATTAATACGCGTTAGGAGCTTAGCCCAAAAGTATCGGGCCTCATCAATGCTTGGGATAAAATGAAAAAACCCCGCCTGAGCGAGGTTTCTTTGACTGTATGAGTGCAACTGCACAACCAACTGTTATCAGACTAATGCACTTTTTGCGGCCGCACCAACACTTTTATCATAAAAAATTAATTTTGTATTTCGGCGTCCATCTCAAGGCGAATATCCATCATGGCAAGGCAACCATCAACAAAGCCCTCAGCCATTTGTAGATTTATTCTTATTGCTCTTTCGTCTTTCTTTTGTTGCCTTGCAATAGCACGTTTAGATTGATTATAGACATAATGCCGAATGACCAATTCCCACTCGTCATACCGATGACGTTTTAAACGAGAAACACATCCATCAACGGCTAATCCATCATCATCACAACATGAAGGTCGTGATGAGGTGGTGTACGGGAGTAAACCTTTAAACCCTGCGGCAATAGAGGAATAGTCAATACCTGAATTATCTTTAGCCCATACACCCCAGCGTTCAAGAACAAGTTGAATATTACGCCTTGGTTTTTTCTGCCCTGAAGGCAAGTTTTTCGATATTCGCATCATAACTCTTCTTCCTTCCGTGAAATATACTGTGTGTGCATAACGCCCCGTCCTAATTAGGGTCGATGGTGGCGCTATTAATTAAATGGGGGAGTTTATGGAAAATATGGCATTTCCAGGCCCCTGCCCATTTGGAGGTTTAATTGCACAGCGCGGCAATACATCACAGTATTTGAGGCAAGTTATAGGGGCTGCGTGCTTATCTGCCCACAAGCCGCTATGACGAATATATTTTGTTAAATAGTTGACGTAGCTGCATCTCAACTTGATTTTATAATGCAGATACTCCCTGACTTCGAGCATGGCCGGTGTCAGTATGTTATTGTCAGATTTGATAAATGATAGTTGTGTCATCTTGCCCCCTTGAGTGATGACACAACAACTGCTTAGGTTGTCAGTTGTTCAGGCCGACAGAGCTATTATTCCGTTAAACATCGGGCATTGAAATTGTATACCCGGCTATTTCTGCCAATTCGATTAATACCGGTAAGGTCGCGACAAACTGATTATCTCTTAAGTGTTCCACACTCACTATCTCACCATGTTCGCAACGGAGTAAAACTGTACCATCCGAAGGCAGAAGCTTAATCAAGTTTTCTATAGGAATCATTAGGTAACATCCTTATATTATTAACCCCCTACAGGGGACCCGATTAAACTCGATTTCCCTTCTAACTAAATTAATTAAAACCACATATTAGAAATAGCTGACATAACCCCATGAAAGAGGAAATATCAGCTGCTCTCATTTTATTAAGTGTCTTTTTCCCAAGGGCATAGCTCGGTTAACGCGGTTTCCAGCGTGGAGATATCGTCAGAGCTGAGCAATGGGATCAGCTTTTCAATTTCATCATCTGGTCGTTTATAAATCCGTAGATTTACGATCCTCGTAATGACATCTTCAGAGAAACGGTATTTTATGACCCGAGCCGGGTTGCCACCGACGACGGCATACGCAGGAATATCTTTTGTGACAATACTCCCCGCAGCAATAACAGCGCCCTCTCCGACCGTAATACCAGGCATAACCATACAGCGCATTCCAAGCCAGCAGCCATCATTCAGTACGGTATTTCCTCTGGGCTGATAAGATTTTTTCACCATACTCATAAAGGGATAAAGGCTAATAAAATCAATGGAGTGATTATGATTCCCGCCCATTAATATTACAGCTTCCGCACCAATACAGACATAATCACCAATAATAAGTTGGTCAATATGCCCAAGCGGCTCCCATTGCTGGCTAACGTTGTCGCCGTGGAGATAACGAACAACCGAGAGTTCAAACCCATCATCCCAACAGTCACTGTAGTAACTATGTTGGCCTCTGATCAAAATATTCGGGTTCTTGACGGAAAGATGCAGATACTCGACTTGTGACCAGTGTTTATTTTTCATGACTTTTTCCTTTTCGATAAAAGAAAGCCACGGAACGTGTTGATTTCGTGGCAGTGATTATACGTTCAGATAACCACTGCTTTTAGCTATTCGAGGATGGAACATCAGCGGACAACGGAAATAATTTATATTCATAAAAACCACCTTTTAGCTTATTTTAAGTAGATTTTCTCATATGTTCAATTGTGATTTTTTATAACTAACCTTTTAACACTAGAGTTGCCTACCGCTACGTAATGGGTATTTTTGATCCCAGCCCAGTTTGGGCTGAAGATGGGCATTTTTGTCTGGGTAGCTTCAACCTCCACGTTAAACAGCAACCAGATTAAATCATAGGGTTACATCAAAGTACAACTAAAGAGTTATTTATATAATTAAACCTTTGATTTATAATCTTGATATGAAAGAAGAAAAAAGCTCACTGGAACCGCCTATTGCGGCTCGACTTTATCACTTAATGAATAAAACCGGCGTGAATAAGTCGGGGCTTGCTCGTATCTGCGGAATAACTCCTCAAGCCGCTGGTCGCTGGTTCACGAAAGGAAAGATAAGCAAAGATTCGGCATTAAAATTATCTGAAGCCTTTGGTGTTTCCCTTTCCTGGTTGCTAAGTGATGAAACGGATAACCCAGAGCTCCCCACCGTCTCAGAAGTCGTTTTAAGTGAAAGACAAAGGGAATTGCTGAATTTGTTTGACCGACTACCTGAAAGTGATAAAGACAATTATATTGAAGCACTTAGGACCAAAGTTGAGAACTACGACAGGTTATTCAATGAGCTATTGAAATCCAGAAATATCAAAGAATTATCCTTAAAGTAGAAACAATAGACAAAATAAATCACCAATGAAACCAGCTCTTGCTGGTTTTTTCGTCTAAACTTCAAAACATTAACCCTATGATTGATAATGAAGTAAAACTAATGATTGATATCAATATAACTCTATGATTTAATCCACTCATCAACGGCACAGCAGCCGCTTAGGTGAGCAAGTTCTGACAATCTGAAAGCAGATAAATCGTGAGTAAAGCATAATTTTTGGAATAAGAATGGAATATAAAAAGATAGACTAAATAACAACTCCATCAATATAATCAACTCACTCATACACCAATTTATATAAGGAGGATTGCCATGTTGACCCGTGAAATGTTTTTAGTTTCGCTCGTCCTTAGCGATCGTCATTGCTCAAGCATTACTGGTATCGTGCTGCGATAACCTGCTTGAGCGAAGCTAACTAAACAATCTGAGAACTTCCCTCCGGCTTACCGGTTATCGTCAGTAATTTTTGACGATAGGCATTTTTATGCCTGAAATCTGGATAAGCATCATGAGTACATTACTTTCTGCACAATCTGTCAGCTACGACAACACCTTCGGTCCGTTACTGGCTGAGATTTCTTTTAGCCTGAAAAAAGGCGACCGCATCGGCCTGATTGGGCATAACGGCTGTGGCAAAAGTACCCTTCTGAATATCCTCAGCGGTGCACTATCTATGACCTCTGGCACCATCACAACAGCAAATCAATGCTTGATGGCCACGGTAGAACAGCATCTGCCCTGCGCATTAAACGAAGCTACGTTGATAGATGCGGTGCTCAATCATCTGCCGGGCAGCCTGCACCAACCGGAACGCTGGCAAGCCGAAGTCCTACTCGCCACACTGGGTTTTGAGGAAAACGTATGGTCACTGACTGCCGCAACTCTGAGCGGCGGGCAACATACGCGCCTGCTGCTAGCGCGAGCTTTGATCCGCCAGCCGGATTTACTGCTGCTGGATGAGCCCAGTAACCACCTGGATTTACCAACTCTGCTATGGCTTGAACAGTTTCTACAAAATTGGGGAGGCAGCTTTGTACTGGTATCGCACGACCGCAGCCTGCTCGACCGCGTGACCAACTGCACCTGGATCTTGCGCGATAAAACCCTGCAATTTATTCGTCTACCCTGCTCACAAGCCAGGCTGGCGTTAGAAGAAAAGGATAGCGCCGATGCTCATCGCCATCATGCAGAACAAAAGGAGATCGACCGAGTAGCGAAAAGTGCCAAACGGTTGGCTATCTGGGGCAGCGTGTATGACAACGAAAAGCTGGCTCGTAAAGCCAAGCAGATGGAGAAACAAGTTGATCGAATGAAGGAAGATCAAACTCTATTAACGGCCGGCAATCAATGGCAATTGCGGCTCAATGGTGAAGCATTGCCTGCTGATCGTGTGCTGGCACTATCTGATTTGCAGGTGCGTCCTGCGCCGGATGCACCTGTTTTATTCGAACTGGATGAAGTTAGAGTAAAAAGTGGCGATCGCATCGCGCTAGTTGGCCGCAATGGCTGCGGTAAGTCATCGTTATTACATAGCTTATGGCAGGAATTTAACCAGCCAGAAACCTCCGATGCGGGTATAGTTTTTCATCCAAAAGTCCGTATGGGATATTACGATCAAAGCCTACATCAATTACACGATGACGATTCAATCAGCGACGCGCTGACGCCTTTTGCACCATTGACGGAAGACCAGCGAAAAATGGCGCTGATTGGTGCGGGCTTCCCTTACCTGCGGCATCAACAAAAGGTAAGTACCCTAAGCGGTGGTGAACGTTCACGGCTGCTGTTTATCGGCTTAACACTGGCAAACTATTCGTTACTGCTACTGGATGAGCCGACCAACCACCTCGATATAGAAGGTAAAGAGGAACTGGCGGAAACACTAAAAACGTTCAAAGGTGCAGTATTATTGGTGTCACATGACCGCATGCTAATTGAGCAAAGTTGTAATCGCTTCTGGTTGATCCACCAACAACGGCTCGAAGAGTGGCACGACCTGGCTCCGGTTTACAACATTCTGGCCGATAAACCAGTAATAGCGCCGAGTTCAAGTTCAGCCATTGCTACAGCTGCTATTACCACCCTCATGAAAAGTGAGGAAGATTATTTGCTGACAGCCTTGCTGGATCTGGAGGCCAAACTGGCCGAGGATTTGGCGCGGAAACCTAAACACCAAAAAATCACATTACAACGTGAGTGGCAGCAACAAATCGACGAGCTTAATAGTCTGCTAGGTTTAAGAGAGTGAGGACTAACGGATTCAAAAGTTTTTAACTCAAATATCCGCTGGGTGTATGACCAATAAGCCTCATCAGTTTCTGATGGGGCTTATTCCATGCTTTCAGGTTGCTGGCTCCCACAAAAATCAGTACCAGTAAACATAAATCGCCAACTAGACAGTATAACTCTCGCCATAATTTCAAACTATTTTCAGAGCCTCGCTCGCTATAATCCTAGGGTATTACCTGTGACAACATTCACCGTTATCTATCTGGATTCCCATAGAAATGAGTGGGTAAAAATTTCGCCGGTTGAACCTGGCTAAAATAATCAATGTAGAAACCATGGCCGGACATCGATTATTTATTTTTTTATCAGAGATAAGAAAAATATTTACTCCACGAAAAGGCTAAATACAGAGCTTTCTTGTAGAAAATCTATTGAGCAATAGATATGCAGTGGCACTGCTTTAGTTAACACCATAAGGAAATGGATATGAGTCTTAGCTTGCCTGGCAATGATTTGTATTACCTGCCACGTGATAATCTTCCCCCCGAAGAGTATGAGCGCATAATAAGCGCGTACGCCGCATGGTCACGTATCTGCCGTGAGTATGAATTTGATGACCACAATAATAATGGTCGTTACATTATTAATATGCGTGAAAATAGGGCAGCCTCGCATTCGAGAGCATCTCGTGGGGCTAGGGAAAAAGACAAACTGGAAAAAATGGTATTTTCCGGCGATGTTGTCATGCTTAGCGACATTCATGGCCCTGCCAAGCTATTTTACATTGATGAAAACGGTAAGCTGATTTGCACCGATCCACTTGGTTTTCGTTTTGATGGTGTGAAAAAGATTATCGCTGAATTTAATAGCTCGGTGAGTAGAAAAGATTATAGTCACTCTGAAGGAAAACCACGACCAACACAGGTTCAGCGTTTGGTACGTGCTTCTGTACCTGATTTGCCAGCACAGCAAGCCTTCCGTACTATTAACACCAAGGCTGCCGGAGCGACTGCTGGCTGCCGGAGGCGTTTACAACGGAAATGTTGAAGGTTATACGAAAACAGCCCAAGATTTAGGCGGTTAAGCAAGCTAAAGCAAAAGTGTTAGCTGACGGTACTAGAGAAACGTTCCCTAATGGAAATATGGCGGATGCTCATGCCGAAATAGGTGCTCTTCAACAAGCACATGAAGCTGGGGTCTCGAAGGGAGCCGATATAAACATGGTTGTGAGCGGTAAAGATGTCTGTGGTTACTGTAGAGGCGAGTTTACTTCAGCCGCAAATGCCGCTGAAGTAAACTCGCTCACTATACATGCTGTCGATAAATATGGTGACCCAGTAAAATACACATGGGAAACAGGAATGAAATTTATCAAGGTGGCTAAATGAATAAAGATATGGTGTTAGGCGGTTATTTCTTTAGCCCTTCTGGTGATAGGGAACAGTTAAAACCTTTAAAGAAGCCTTCTGAGGATGACTTACTCCAAGTCCTTGAACTTTTCCGTGATAACGTTGGTGTGTTGGGTATGAAAAATAACGCTTGTGACGATATCGGTCCTGAAGAGTTATCTTTATACACTGAATCTGGACGCTATATGTTGTTGCTAGGTAAAAATGATTGTGATGGTGAATATAACGTCAGGACGTTGCACAACCTAAACTCACCAGGTGGCTTGCAGCTTATGCACGGTGAACCTTATGGAGCATCAACTATAGTTGATGATTTTGATCCGGTGATCACTGCTTTTCGAGAGTATCTAGCTGCTGGTAATGTATCGACAGACCTCCTTTATTAATATTGCTTAAGTCATCAAAATGGCGATCCAACCCAGCGCCATTGCTAGGTTTTCGTGCTTGATCCCGACATCGTAATTACTCCAATAACGCGTCAAAACTCATGCTTTATTAACGCGTCAAGGATATCCGAATTGGTAGTTTTGAGATTTATTAACGCCAATAAATTGGATGAAAACATCATGCTGCAGATGATTATATTTTTTGAGATAACTTAGATAATTAATTGACAAGCCATATAACCTTATATTTAACAAAGTATTATTTATTAAAATTATGGGGATATAACAACATTCATAAGAAAACCGCATTATTAGACAAGAGATAAAAAACATTGACACCCTCATGAAATATCCGTTGACCAATCAGTTCTGTCTTTAGAGCTACCATGGTTTTTATAACACCGAAACTTCCCCCTGCGGCGTGGAGTTCTGTATTCATTCCCTCTTCGGGAAAATTCTCAATTAAGATATCCTCGCTACTTTTATTTTTAAATCTCTCGCTCATAAAATATTCATATCAATAGCATTCCCTTCGGCATGTCTGATTCTTAATGATGGCGCTACGTTAAGCCCTCTCATACAGTACACTTTTACCATATTCTGTGTAGCTTTAATGCTTTTCGCAGTGTCCATACTGCCATCGATCTTTTAATGCGCCCATTGGATGCAAACACCCGTTTCAACCCGTACATATTCAGGCTTGGCAAGGTTTTTTGATATTTTACAAGACCAGTGCATCAAATAAACCCTCTCTGGGGGATTAATGTTGCAAATATAATTACTGCCGCGCAAATCTTATTAATTTAGATATAAAATTATCAATGCTTATTTTAAATGACGGACTTAATAATGAATTCCCTTTAGAAGTATTGTTATCTATATACCAATGATAATACTCAACGTCATTGAACCATCTATTTTAACATTCTCTGTAATGGGGCCTTTCATATCAGCAACACTGCCAAGTCTCGGCATGACTTCAATATCAGCACTGAATACTTTTCCTGGTGCTTTTTTTGCATTAGCATGGACCCAGCTCAGCCCATTCAGTGGCCCAATGCTTAATGATAAAATAGCCGCAGCGGCTTCTTCCTGTTTACGGAAATATTTTGCAGTACCATCAACCTTTGCATTTGAAAAATAAACGCCGTAATCACCTATTTTTCCGGCGCCATTAACAAAACCTAATCCATAGCGACCTCCGGACGTGCTACTGCCAGCACGGTTATCGCTACCGGTCACGCTAACGTAGGTTTCAGCATCACAAATTACTGACCAGTTTTTGGTTATTGAAGGCAATACGGTGAGTGCCGAAGGTTTAACAGTATGCCCTGCAATTTCACCGACGTTATAGACTCCGCCGTCTGGAGCCATGACAATACAACCAGGGGGGCTCACCTGACCTTTGACTGTTAATTCTGCTGTTGGTGCTTTTGCGTTTGCTGCATTGAAGCCAAAAATCAAATAAGACAGTGCTGTAAGTGCTATCAGTTGCTTTTTCATGTTTATAGTCTGAGGTTATTCTAATTACATTATAAAATGTCAACACAATTGAGGTTATCAAAGTAACAATTTTATCAAAGTTTGATATTAATCAACATTTTACCTTGTTGAGGTGATTAAACAATAAACAAAAAGGGGCGTATATCAGAATGGAAGCTGACTTATTGTAAGATATTTCTTATGCGAGATAATTTATTGTTATTTTTACAACAATAAATACGGCTCTGTTGCAGTAATCCGTCGTCAGGCAATATGTTATTTTTTACGATGTTTTCTGCATATACCACTGAAAATACAGCACTGTTCATTGATATGGTCGCACAATGTATTTGGCTTGAACCTACACAATTTGGAGGAGATGATGGCAGAGTACGGTATTATCATTGACCATTCCCCGCTTTACCATTGAGTCACGGAGTGCCCCTGCGTCCATAGCCATTTACGTTCAAAATATAGATTGACTCTTTTCACTGTCTGGCGCACCAGTTAGCTTTTCATGGCCATCAACCTGTCGATATGTTCACATTTCTGGCGGTAATACATAGATAAAGAACGTTGCATTAGATTAGTTAGGCGTCATTTTGCAAACGATGAAGCCGCTAAGTACTTCTTTCAAAATTTCATGAGATCAGAAGTTTAGCCGGACGATTGTATGAAAAGGAAAAAGGTAAGGAATTTGCGATGAAACTGCTGGGGCATAAATCGGAGAAGATGACGAACAAGTATCTGGATACGAGGGGTAAAGAATACGTAATGCTATAAAAGACCGAATATCAGATTTCGATAAAATTTCGATAAATTTCGATAAACCACAAAATTCACCTTTAAAATCAACAGCTTAAAAAGAGACCAAATACGATTCCTAAAGGTGAGAATTCTTAAATTTATCTATATAAAACAATAAGATAATCAGAGTCATGACCTTTAGCACACGTTTAACACCGTCTTTAAAAGATCAACATGATCATATACTTATCAGCTATTTCGAAAATTCTCGGGAAAAGTTCGAGCGCTAAAATGAGGGAAACATGACATCGACACTATTTATAGCCTGCCTAATATTGGCCGCCTCAATGATCACCATCCACCCTGCTCTCTGCATTCCATTTGTTATCGCAGCTTACCTGCTGGCCGGTAAAGGTAATATGCATATGGACAGTAATACCAGTATCATCTTAGGTATCATCGTATTTATTCTGTTATTGGTTTTGTTCGTTATTGTGAATGACGCTATCAAATAATTATTGATGCTGCAATATGAATTAATCAGTCCCCAAACCGACAGTCAATGAAGAGCGTATTTGGTTGCTCTTCATTGGTAACGATTGTCAGATTATAATTTAGGTATATATACCGCTATAGTAGGCTAAGTAAGGCCATGCTTTAGAGTAATCAGGTATATATTCATTCAGGTCAGACATAAAAATTGATAACCTGAATGATTTTTGGATTTTATTTTAAATAATAATATTAAAACCTTTTAACCTTTTAACCTTTTTCGAGTTTGCATCAATTGCTGCTGCTTAACAGATAGCTCAAGCATTGAGTCAATGCGTTGTTTATCCTTATAATCTACAGGAAACATATAAACATGATGTATAATCATTTCTTTCAATATCCGTATGCAAACCGGGTTACCCTGAAGTTTACTTACAGCATAGGTAATTGAGTCGATATCCAACCGCCTCTTAAACTGAAGTTGGATTGCTTGCTTCAGTAAAATCTCAGCAGGGGTAGGCTCTTCACCACCAATTTCATTGTAAATTTCCGATGCTTCTTTCGAGCCAATGGATGATGCTATTTTTCTTATGACACCATTAATTACTCCATATGTCATATGTAAAAAGAATTTAGTAGCTTCTTTCTTTATTTGTTCATCAGTAAAGTTGGGATTTTCACTTAATGTTACTTCAACTAATTTTACAACTTCATGTTTCGCTATATCTGAAAGACAAATGAAATAATTTAAGAATCGTAATCCAGTTTCAGAACCATTCACTGTTAAGTTAAGGAGAGTATCTCTTGTCAAGGTAGCATGTCTATTGCGAACGATCTGACCAGCAATTTCCATACCTTTAAAAGTTTTGTTAATTTTTGCTAAAATATCATTTTCTTCAAACTCACCTAGCTCATTTGCATTATGTTCTATTCTATCGAGTAACTGATGATGATTTTTTCTTTCTTCTCTAACCTCCCTTTGCTCCATGATTAAGTCAGGGATTTGAGCAATAAATGCACTTAAAAATGTTAGTTGTGTTGTTGATAGCACCGCTGGTTTTTGGTCGGCAAACAGGCAAGAAAGAGTAGACTTTATTGACTCCAGAACCCATTTATCTTTGGTGTGGTGAGTAACAAAAACCAATATATTTGCATAATCCTCTCTGTGAAGATTGCTCAATATTACTTTGGTATTTTCACAAACATTAGTATCTGTTGAATAAGATTCTGCTATTTTTTTTGCAGTAAAAAAGTAGTAAAGATATGGGTATTTGAATTCTGTTTTACCGTTTTTCAATGTTAGTATGGAATTAGATCTTAACCTTCCGATGACAGTATTTTCATCAACACCAAGATATATTTTTGAATAATGATCAAAAAATTCGTTTAACTCTCGAGTATTGAGTCCATCTTGATTTAAATGAATAGCCCATGCAAGCTCTGTTAATACGTTTAAATAGCGGTCAACTTCATTTTTAGGAATGCCTGAGCTATCAAATGCCTGATAAACAAGCTGCTGGTAACAATGACCATGTGATGTCAATTCAAGATTTTGCTGAGTATATGCCTCAAACATTTGTAATAAAATAAGGACATAGATAGGCTTTGGAGGAACTATATTTTTCCTAATAATAGCATCAAGTCTAGAGTTAAAATCATCACACTCCTCAAAAAGAGTCTCCTCTGATATTGATTCTTCTACCCCAAGGGAGACCCATTTCTCAACTATTTCAGCTCTCTTCTGATGCCCAAAACCGCGTAGTTCAAACTGCTTATAGTTGTTAAGTTCTGGAATCTCTGCTGTTATCAAAATAAAGGATGAATTACATGTTATAATAATATAGTTAAATTTTTCTGCTAAAGATGAAAGAAAGAATGCTCGAAATTTAATGTTTAGGCTAATATGGTCTAAATCATCAATAAGAATAGCTGTTTTACCGCTTATCAGATACTCATCAAATGTCACGTTAGAGTATTGTTCTTTCAAAGTATCTTCAAAGCATTTGGCCAATTCGGAACTCTTGATGTTTCTCGCATCAAAATAGATAGGTTGTATACCCAACTTAAGGAGTTCTTTATATGTCTGCTTTAGTAAAGTAGTCTTTCCTTGTTGCTCCTCTCCAGAAATTATATATAACCCTTCCTTTTCAAAAACAATATTTGAACTAAAAATCTTTGAAGATATTATCTTTTCATTTTTATCATAATAATCAAGAGGTTGAATATCACAAGGCACGTAGATATTTGAAAGATGAAGTTTATCTACGCTTCGGTGAGTTAAGATAACTTCTGTGTCTTCAATCCATGAAAGTATATTCTCGGTTGGCTGTATAGTTTTATCATCAACTACAGTCAGGAGTTTTTTTTTGAGTCATCTAAGGACGTTATAGCTTTTCTTATCCCCTGAATCACCGTTAGCCATGCTTCATCTTCATCTTCCCATTTTGTGACTGCCAAAGCATCTTTAGGAAGTGCTTGAAATGAACCAAATGGACTATGAGCCCAGTCCGATGATCTTACAATAACGGGAATCAAAACAGCTTCCCCACGCTCATGCTTTCCAATTGCGGTTTTCACTTCAATATTTTGACAATATTCTGAAGCAAGAAAGCTAGCCGATATAAGGAATAAAATTATTTCTGCATCCCTAAGATTTTCAGATATTTCATTTTCCCAATTCTGTCCAGCTACAAGCTTTCTATCATTCCACGTCTCAATTTGACCATTTGTTTTCAATGTTGAAAGATGGTCTTCAAGAGAGTCCTTATGTGTTTCATCTTTGTGTGAGTAACTAATGAAGATTTTGACGCCCATTATTGCTCCCTCAGTCCATATAGTTTATTTAATCTTATACTTATAAGCATTTTAGTTTGCAACGGCTTTGTTGAATAAATCGAACTTTTGGCCGTAGTCAGGATCAGATCACCACACTCCTGATCCTGCAGCGATATCCCGTGGCAAAACAAAAGTTCAAAATCACCAACTGGGCTACCTACAACAAGGCGCTCATCAATCGGGGCTCACTGACATTCTGGCTTGATGAGTCGGCCATTCAGGCCTGGTATGACGAGCCCAACACGTCTTCACGTGGTCGTCCGCAACGCTATTCTGATCTCGCTATTTCCACCGTACTGATGCTCAAACACGTCTTTCATCTCACACTACGCGCCGCTCAGGGATTCATTGATTCCATTTTTACCTTAATGAAGCTCCCGCTCCGTTGTCCAGATTATTCCTGCGTCAGCAGGCGGGCTAAGTCTGTCTGTATCCCTTTCAAAAACACCACACGCGGCGAGATTGCCCATCTCGTTATCGATTCCACCGGCTTAAAAGTCTTCGGTGAAGGCGAATGGAAGGTGAAAAGCGCGGTCAGGAAAAGCGCCGCGTCTGGCAGGAACTGCACCTTGCGGTGGACGCCGGTCCGTGCCTTAAACAAAATGACGCGTGCAGGGATGCCAGAAAGTGTGCGGATTGCTTGAGTAGGTCAGTGACGGAAGGCGCTTTTATCTAAATCCGATTTATTCAACAAAGCCGTTTGCAACATCAACCAGTAGTTTCAGTCCACACATTAGTTAATGTCCGTTACTAGCGCAGGGCCAGCAGTCAGATCTGATTACACCCTGCCGAGGTTACTATTTAGTTTGTAAGTCACCCCTTGACTGTGACAACATTACCCTGCTTAAAAAGTTAATAAATTAGGGGGTTCGTTCAAACTCCCTTTTAAGTCACTTATTAAAATACGGATTCACCCGCTCCACCGCCTGCTGTACCAGTTTATTTCTGGTTGCCATCAGTCGGTCAATTTTTTCTCTTTTCTGATCCGCTGTGAGTATCCGGTCGCGCCGCATCATTTCAATCTGGGCATTCAGTGCCTTCACTTGTTTCTGTGTCGCAGTTAGCCCCTGACGCTGCGATAATTTCCCTCTATTTTCCTCTATCAACTCACTGGCATCATCGCCCCGCCCCTGCTTACGGAAGCTATTAATGGTGCTGTTTATCTGGTTGGCTTCGGTCATCATGCGGTAAAAATCTTCGGTGAACTGGGTAGATTTGGCCGGATCGGAGCCACGGAAGAAGGATTTAATCACCGGCATTTCATCCAACCGCATGGCCGGGGTTTCGCCGTAGTCTTTCAGGTTACGCATCAGCAAATTGGTCGCGCCCATCACATAACCACCTAGGCTGCCGGTGTAGCCCATTACAATATGATCCAGCATCTTCGATGACATATTTGTAGCCTCACCCACTTCGCGCATCAGCAGGCTGGTCTGGTCGTTATAACGAGCACCCGCAATCAAATTGCTGTCGGCCATATTCTCAATCGGCCCACCTTTGAAGAAATCATAGTTAACATAAGCCTCGGCAATCGGCATCGCGACTTGTGGGATAGGGTTGAATGCCATGGTTTCCATAAAGTTATGCGCCACCAGCTTACCGAATTTAGCCGCGCTATCTTTACCGCCCAGCGCCCGGACAAATCGCTCCGGCAAGGTGCCAAACATCAAGCCGATTTCGAACGGTTTGGGGAAACGGATATGCTGATCACCAATCCAGGCATGCCAATAGGTGTCTTTATCCCAGTCCTGTAGCTCCTCATAACGCTTATCGTCCCAATTCAGCGCCATCAGTGCTAAAGAGGCTGCGGTGATCATGCCGCCGCGTTTCAGTACCTCGCGCGGGTTCTCTTTGATAGCTCGGCCTAATTTACTCAGCCCCTGCATCCGGGCGTTGAAGAACGGCAGCATATCACTCAGGTTTATCATGATATTACTGGCCCCCATCATGCTGAAGTCCATCAAGTCGCGCGACTCAAATGCTGCCTGCGCCTTACTTTTGCCCGATTTAATGGCGGCTTCATAAGTGGCCAGCCGGTTAGCGTTTTCTGCTGCTTCACTGAGATTTTTGTATTGATGTAACCCCTGCTCGACCTTGCCCATCACCTCTTTGCTGTTGCGGACAATGGACGATTCAAACTCTTGCATTTGGCTGTCGTTGTAGCCTTTACGCCGCAGCACGCTGCGTATCGTTTTGGCCGTAGACGCGGGATCATAGACATTGGAATAACCCCCGCCGAAAGTCGCGCCAGCAAACATCATATCCACCAAGCTATCATCGGTGCGTAGGGCTTTTCTAAATCCGGCCCATGAGGCTGTCACTGGCTTAAAGCCATCTTTGTTAATGGCCCATGAATGAATCGAGTCACGTAAGAAGTTGCGGATAATAAAATCAGGCATCGATGTGGTACTGACGGTCAGCACCTTTTTCGCCTGACGGGCGGCTTTCATAAAGATCGAGTTACTGCGCTCAAGGTCAATCATGGTAAAGGCACGATACAGTTCCGGATCATTAACCTGAACCAGCTTTTCCTGCCCATCGATAAACACCTTCACCACATCTTTGCCGATCCGCTCAAAGTCCATTTTATTCGGTGATTCAATCACCTCCAGCACACCGGTATCCGCAAGATTGACCACTGAGCGGCGCATCGCCTCGTTTTTCATTGAAGCATCGACCGATTTCGCCACGTAGTTAAACAGGTTTTCGATAGGATCCTTAATGGTCAAATCACTGCCTTTTAACTTGCGCACGGTACTGCTCTGGTTAGCAATGCCTTTGCTGGTCCACGGCCCCTTCACCTCGCCATTTTCTGCTTCACGGTAATAAGGCAAGTACCAGGCATCCTCCCACTGGGCGCGGCTTTCTGGGTCAATCAATCCCATATCCTGTTGTAGATCGAGAATCGACTTAATAAAGGCATCATATTTTTTCTTCTGACCGTCGAATAAAGCCTCATTACCCCGGTTAAGGGTTTTCATATAAGCAATTTCGTCGGCATTAAAGTTGTTCTCTTTGCCCTCTTTCATCAGCCGTTCTGAGCGATGGCCGGCGATCCATTTAAAGAAGTTTTCCCGATGATTTCCCAGTCCGTCGAGAATGCCCATCAGGGCATCCTCTTTGCCAGTACCGGATTGCCGTTCAACTATCCCCTCAGCTTTGTTATAGCGCGGTAAGCCATGCTCTAAGGTGGCGGCGGTAACAGAACCCGCTCCGGCGGCCATCCTCGCCCCAATATAGGCAGAACTACGGGCATCATTGATACCGGCGGCATCTTCGGCATATTTCAGCGGAGCCATGCCATCAAAGGTTTTGGTATTGAGTTTACGGCCGGTTTCTTTTAGCCAGGCTTTCAGTTCCGTTTTGTCTTTGCTGGTCACAGTGGCGTAGAAAGATTTAGCTTTATCCAGTCGGGTTAGCTCAACGTTAAAGCCCATCTTGCGGTTGGTTTCTGTGTCCATTGCTGGGTTGGCGGTACGGGAATAGAGGGCATCAGAGCGAGAGAAAGTATTATCAAACTCCCGCGTTCCCGGTTGTTCGCCGTCATACATGGCCGTTTTTTTGAAGCGCCCAGCGACAGTACGCAGAATATTGCGTATTTCGGTTGGGGAGATATCACTCTCATTCATGATGCCGATTTTCTTCAATGAATTTGTCAGCAGAGAAACGAAACGATCCCACATCGCCCCAAGAGCGGTAAGTTCTGATCGCTCCGCCATATGGGCCAAGAATTCATTAGCCTGCATTTCAAGGGACTCATTACGGTAGGATTTATCAACCTCCCGCCAGACCGCCTGAATCTCCTTATTTTTACTGTCACGCGTTTGATGTAGCACGCGCATGATACGGTCATATTCCACATCACCAATAACGGAAGCCAGTCCGTGGTGCGCCAAGACCTCATGACGCAATTTCGCCCGAAGCTCGCGGTCAGAAGTGATGTTATCCGCGACCACAATCACCCGGCTCAGCTCTGGCTGATAAATGGCATGAACAGTACCGAATTCTTTCGGGATCCCGCTCGGCATCATGGCCGCTGCCTCCGCCTGAGTTTGCACCACCTTAACTTTGATTTTGGCCGCGCCATTTAACCTGCGTACCCACGCATCTGCGATGATTTGCGCTCGCCCCTGGCGCATTCCCTGAGCGGGTTTTTCACCCGCAGCGGTGTAGCCGGTATCTGAAATGACATTGCCTTTATCAATGTCAGTCCCCTGACGCGAATAGAAAGCGATACCTTTAGCGGTGGGTTTGGTTTTCAAGGTTTGGAATAGGTGATCAAATGCCTGACGCACGCCGCCGTTTAATTCAGCTTCTGTTGGATAGGCATAAGTTTCAGGGTTGGCGTGTTCGTCAGCTTTGCGCAGGTTAACCAGATAGTCGTTCGTGATACCTTTACTCTGGGCTTTATCCAGCAGGTAGCGTTCAAAGGCTCGCGCTGACATTTCCAGTTTAGTTGTCCAATATGCTTTACTTCGCCCACTGTCCAGCAACGCAGCGCGTTCCATCATTCCACTATGGGTAACTTTATCGACGGCGCTCTTAAAGGCGTCATGCACCTCTTGCCTGACCGGATGGATGATTTCTTGCTTTTTGCCGCTGCTAAATTCATAGCGCGGACGTTTACGGTCGGTAATAAATTCGGATGAATGCTTACCGGATGCCTCGCCATGGACATCATAGGTACCAAAATAGTTATCCAATGCATGGAACCACTCATGTGCCAGTGAGCCTGCGCCATTACCTTTGGTGAGATTGATAACCACTTGCCTAGGCTCATAATGGGCTTTGGCCCCGCCCTTACCCCGCGCGCCAAATGCCAGGCCCAATTCGCCATTCAATGACAGCGATTTTGGCGGCACATTCAGTAATTCGGCCATATCAACCAACGAGTCATAAGCATCGTTTAATTCAGTTTGGCGGCGTGCTCCTTCAACATAGTTACCAAACTGAACACCTCGGAAACCGAAGGCATCACTAAATTGTTCAGGCGTCACATTACCCTTACGACGCTCAATACCGGTACGTGGCTCATTGGTCGCTTTGCGTTGTTCCTCCCGAGAGACTTTGCGTAATTTATCCAGTTTGGCTTCTATTTCTGCGCGATTCTCTGCCAGATAAGCGCGTGCCTCGTTGGGTGTTTTGAAGCCCGCTTTAAGCGGCAAAACGCCCATAGCCCCTTTGTAGCCAATAAACACGCTCTTATCTGCTCGCCGGGTATAGATCTCTAACTTAGCCTGTCTAGGGACTGCTTTCCCTTTATCACTATTGAGCTGAGTCTCGATAAAGGCCTTGGCTTTGGGTAATAGTTCCGCCATGGATCCCGCTGAAATATTTGCTATCACTCCCCTTGGCGTGACCAGCTGATACAGTGTTCTCCCACCGGGATAGCTCTTGCCGTCAAAATAGGTGTAATGACCGGAGTGAACTGAGTACTTCGATGCTTCGGCCATCTGTTCAGGTTTAAACTGTGAGATTAAATCAACAGTATCGGCGGCAGATCGTAAGGAGGACTTACTGCGAAAAATGGTTTTTATATCGTCAACACTCGCATGGCTATTGATAATAGAACTCGCTAAATCACGAACACCCTTAACCTGTTCAGCCCACTGATTAAGCTTATAAGGGGAGCCCGGTTTGGTCGGGATAAACGAGCGCAATGCTGCAAGCAATGCCAGTTTTTCTGGTTCAATGCCATTTTCATGCATTTTGCTGTAATCAGGGTGTGGGAAGAGTTTCGAAAGAGGCTGTTTCTTAATTTCTTCGATATCATGGTCGGCTTTCAGTGACTCTGCCAATTGGCCCCATTTATGCTTCGCCGCTCCCTTAAGTTCCTCACCAAAATCATCAATTTTTGCGTCCCTGTTTTTGGCTTGACCCACTGGCTCAGGTACGGGTAAGCGGACACCGTACCCCTTTCCTACCGGTTCAATCGTGGCACCCGGCATCCTGCCCCATTTGGAATACTTAGCGACTTTCTCACTGTTGAAGGGTTTGCCGAGATGCAGTCTTAATTCACCGACTTGCTGCTCACCAGACGCCACAACGCCCTCATTAGAGGGCGCTGTTTTCGTATTTTCCGTTGTTGGCTCAGGTGGCAATCGCACACCAAAACCATCACCAACCGGTTCAATCACCGCCCCCGGCATCTTGGCCCATTTCGTGAATCTGGCTACTTTTTCATTGGGGAATGGCTTGCCGTGGTGCAATCTCAACTCGCCTTGTGGAGTTCCTGATTCAATATGCCCCTCTTTGGTTGATGCAATACCGCTATCAGTTGATTTTGCAGGTAATCGCACGCCAAAACCGTCGCCTACTGGCTCAATAACAGCACCTGGCATTTTTGCCCACTTAGTGAATCTGGCCACTTTCTCATTAGGGAATGGCTTACCGTGGTGCAATCTCAACTCGCCAAGAGTTTCACCTTTTGCATAAGCTTCGGTACGTGCATCTATAGGGACACCACCAGCACGCTGACGCTGATCGGTAATCGCTGTTTCAGACTGCGCTCCCATCGCCTCAGTAAAGCGGCGCACATCTTTACGCTGCCCTCCCTCAAACTGCGGTGCTTTCCCTGACTGAACATCATCAGGATTAACTACAGGTCCATCAGCAAAGATGATGTTTTTATCCGTAATGGCCTGCGGATCCGTTTGCCCATCGTAGGTATGGGTTTCTCTGACCGCACCTTGCTGCTCTGCCTGCTCCCTCGGCAAATACACTTGCCCACGAGTCTGTTCCCCGGCTGTGAATTGTGGCGCGGAACCCGCTTGAGGTTCATCACCTTGAATTGGTCCTGGCATTGGGAAACCTTCACCCGGATGAATATTACCGGGAGCTGGCAGGCGTGGAGTTCGCTGCGCCCGAATCTGATCAGCCTGCTGAAGTATCGACAACTCATCAGGTGTAAAGCCCTGCTCACCCGACTCCATTTGTTGCTGAATCAGATCTTGTGCGGTCGGCTGTGCTTCTGGCTCTGCAAGTGAACGTTGAACATCGCTATCATCAGCAAAGCCTTGTACCCGAGGATCCTGACGTAAGTAAGCTGGGGTATCGCGGAAATCATCAATTTGAGAGTTGGGTACACCATTTTCACTGACTGAGTTTTGTTGTACTGCCACTTCAGGGGAACTCTGATTTTCTGCCTGCGGTGTAACTTCCTGCTGTTGGGAGGGATCGATATTTTCAGATACGGGTGAACCGTCAGCATTAACGGGGTTTTCTGATGTTGCTTCTGCTGCTGACCTGCGGCCACGAATTCCACCGATAGTTCCCGCTGCGCCACCAATGCCAGCCCCTAGCACTGCATTATTAGCACCGGTTTCTACCACCCCTTTCATTGGGTCTATTTTCTGACCTGCGGTGTCAATTAACTGCTGATTTTGAACATAGCGCTGGGCTGCACCCTGAGTGAACTCAGTTCCACCTTCCGCCGCCGCACCTAATGAAGCCCCGGAAATAACACCAGAAGCCGCCCCTTTTTTGGTAAGCAAATTCAATAAGGTATGATCGCCCAATGTAGAAGCTGCAATGTTTATCGCTAGCATGCGCGGATCTACCGTCACACTGCTGGCGGCCTGTTCTGCAACCTGATTGCGAGCTAGCGTTAATTTTTGTGTATCTGACAGTGCTGAGTTATTTGGATCCGAATCTATGGTTGAAAAGGCTTTTTGAAAAGTAGGGCTTTGCACTAACTGATCAAAGGGCAATGCATTGATCTCATCGCGCATTTCATTACCAGAAGAACCTTGTGCAGTACCTGCCATTATTCCGACAAATCCAGATTTTTGAGCCTGAATGCCCGCTTTAATTGCTGTTTCTTTTGCCGTTTCTCTCGCTACAAATTCAGGTAACAGATTCTTAAGTTTCTGAAAAGTAAGTTCCTCAATACTTTTAGCGATGACCTTACCACCAAGTTTGGCAAATCCACCCACAGAGAACAGCTGAGAAAGTGTGGGTACTGCATTCATTACCCATGCATCTTTATCAAAAGCACCAGCACCAAGCTTCAGATTATCTTGAGAATCAGTTTCAATGAAAGGCATCTCTGCTGCCTGCTTAGCCCCCTCACTGTAATTAGACTTTATTTTATCAGTGACATCACCAGCTAAATTACTTATGCCAGCTAAGGCACTAACCCCAACTTTACCGAGTGCTTTAGGTAAATCATTACCAGGATTTTTTCGAATTACATTCAACAACTCAGGATCAACATCCAGTGATATCCTTGGTTTTTCGGTGGCTAATCTGTCCAATTTTCTATCAGCACCAACAACCATTTGGGATAATCCGTGAATAATTTCAGAAGGTGCTGTCGCTGCTGCGAAAGCAACATCTTTTAAACCTACACTAGGGTCATTCTCCTGCGGAGCTTTTGACTGCCGCCCAGCAGCTTCACGCGCAGCCCTGACGGCACCCCAGTCGAAACCAGTATTAGCATTCTCACCTGGTTGCTGGATATTGAGTGTTTCACGATTACTGTTATTGGTTTGCTCTTCTGGACGTTGTTGTTGCGGATCGTAAGTCATTTGGCGCTCCAAATTTCAGACGTAAAAAAAGCCTCGTTGTGAGGCTGTTCGATAGTATTAATAAGGTCCGGTTGCGCGAGATCTTTAATCCGTTCATATTCGAGATTAAGTCTGTGTTTTTCCTTCTTTCGCGCATTCATCAATCGACTACCGATAGTCCCCTTAACCTTCGAAACATTTTCTTTTATGGCAAACAAATGCTCCGCTTCTTCGCCGATTGCAAGACGGCGCTTTAGTTGCTCTGTCATCCAGTTGAAAGCATTGATATACGCCTCTTTAATCGCTGTCGCAGGTTTACCGGTAAATCCCATAATTAACATCATGCAACCATCACGAGTTATATTAAACATCGGCTGCATATCGCCATTTTTATCAATGAAATCAGTGGGCGCAAAATTGCGCTGGGTAAAATCATCGGAACATTTCAGGTTTCGAATTGCCCTTAGAACATCTTTGTGACGCTTGCTAAAGCATTGAGCAACCTTAAGTGAGGTGGTTATCACTTTGTTCTCTGACATAACCACCATGTCTCGAAAATCAAATTGTGGGATGACTACCATTTGTTTGTTCATTGGCACTTCCTTATTAGAAATGAACCTTTGGCGCATAGGAAACCAGCCCATCGAGGCGTACCAACCGTACTGGCTCCTCAAAGGCTCATTTCTAATCAGGTTCGATGATTTGAAGCACATGCGTTGTGCTGGGGAAACTGGAATAAAAAAAACCCGGCAGGCGAACCTGTCGAGGCTAGATTTCGTGCATAAAAAAACCGAAGGGCTTTTTAAAGCTCACTTCGGCATCTTTGGATAATTTAGCGCGTTCCGTTTGGCTAAGCAAGATTATAAATTGCAAATATCTCATACTACAATTGACGATACAGACTCCAATATTTTATAGTCTCAATTAAAAGCAATACAGTCAGTAGTATTCGGTGTTATACATGGCAGAGTATGCTTCTGTTACTCTGCCATCAGGGTATATGTCTTTTATTTTACAGGATACAGGGTTACCATGTGAATCTATCGTACAGTCTCTTGTTGTTGAAACTTCAAGCTTATCATTAATGTAAGTTTTCGTTTCATAGTTAAATGGATTTATTGCTTTAGCATCAAATTCAGTCACTATTTTATTCACGAAATTCTCTTCATAACTTACGTCTAAAATAGGATATCCACTTTCGTCATACTCGTAATGTTTTCTTATTTTCCCACTTTCTGATATTTTAACATCCGTTACAAACCCTTTATCATTCAGTAGTGTTTTAACATCTCCATTCATAGTTTGCGTAATGTTGCATTTCTCATTCAAAATTAACTTTCTTTCTTTGGTATTACTATTAATATAAAAATTACCATCTTTAACGTAATCCGTATCTATTTCTGATATTGGAGTGCGGACCTTTATTGAAGTAAAGCAGCCTTTCTCATCAATATTTGCATGAGCTTCAGAAATAACATTCCCATTGGCATCCAGCATTTTTTGACTGAGTGATTTAACAGGTCCATGTAACGGGTCTAACCCAAATATGTTAGAGATGCTTGCAACATTCGGCGTAAAAACTAAAGATTCATTATTCCTATCGCAGGCACTTAATACCACAATCAGGGTGCAGACACTTATAATCCGTTTCACTATGCACTATTCCTTATAATAAGTAGCTGATTACATAATATCAGGAGTCGCTAAGAATAATAAGAAACATATTTATTACTTTGCCGCTCGACTATAAACTTCTCGTAACTGCTGCGCAGTAAAGCTATCACCAGAAACGAGTGTTTCCTGGGTGGTACTGTTTGTAGCCCTCTGCTGCCTTCCTTCCCTTTGTTTCTGTTTCCATGCCACAAAGGCCTGCTGATCCTGTGGGCTATTCAGATCAGGCGCTTCACCAAACTCTTTTTGGTACTCTCCTGCAAATGCTTCCAACTCTGCCGGGTCAATACCTGATTGATTTTGCGAACTACGTCCCCCGCCAACACCGTAGAGCTCCGAGGCCTGCTGACGGCGTTGCTCCGAGTTGCTCTTAATCTCCTGTTTTGCAGCAGTCAGTTGTTTTTCATCCATCATCGCACCATCTTTATTCAGTGCAGCCAGTTGCTTACCTTCATCTTTGCTAATATCCAGCAGTTCTTTACGGTAGCCCTCACTTTCCTGACGCATAGCGGCTTTATCTGGCGGGTTAACCATGCTGCCAATGAACTTGGCCCTATCTGGTTGGTTAAGCTGACCAACCATCTGGCTGTAACCTCTGACCTTATTCATAAACTCATCGATAGGGATTTTAGCTACCTGGTTATCATTCACATCAGCGGAACCGAATTGAGTCATAGGTTTGTTGGCGGTTGAACCATCGCTATAAGTGACTTTCAGACCGGGAATAACAAACTTGCCATCTTCACTGATACCAATATGAGCCAACTCTTTGCTCTTAATCTTCTTCCCTGACTCTGGATCGACTTCATCAATATTGCGTTCAATATAGGGGGCCAGCACAGTATTCATCGTTTTTAATACTTTCGGGTCGTTATAGTTCATTTCCCCGGAAAGCACCTTCGGCATAATCTGGTTAATCTCCATCACATTATCAATTGCTCCCTGACCAAAGAAACGCGAAGGGTGAAGCGGGTTATCCTTTGAAATTTGCCCATACAATTGAGGGTCAACCTGACCGGTGGTTTCAATTTGCTTATACAGCGCCTGAACAACCGGCATTTCTTCTTGCATGCGCTGCTGCCGCTCAGCTTGAGAACGTTGGAAATTAAACTCGTTCTTACGCATATTGAGTTCCTGCGCCCGCATGCCCAAGCTGGCATTTGCCGTGCGCTGACTAGCCTGCGCCAAGCCATAGTTCTTATTCCACTGCTCATCACCCACGCTATCACGCTGTGATTTATATTGATGATCACGATTGTCAGTTTCTTTGCGCCAGTTAACCTGATCCTGCGCCAGACCATAGTTACGGTCAGAGTCCTTAACCTGTTGCTGTTGTGCCGCATCCCGCAAACCCAGTTCACGGTCACGACTGATAGCCTGATCCGCAGTATTGAAGCCTGCCAAGAAGCCGTCTGCTAAACCTTGTACACCCATAATAATGATCCTTTAGAAGAAACTACTGGCCAGCAAACCCACTGCGGCACCAATACCCGCACCAATCGGCCCACCCGCAGCACCATAGGTGGCACCCACCGCCATGCCAGTACCGGCCCCGACGCCAATCATGCTCATTTGGCTCTGTTTCTGTTGGGATTTGAGCTGCTCATTGGCAGATTCGCGCTGTATCTCACGGTTAGAAGCATCACCTAGCCCTTGCATGGCCTGCTGCCGAGTATCCCGTGCAACATCAATCAGTCCGTATCCCATTAGTTCCTCCCCCCGCCAATACTCATTTGCTCACGTAGGCTTGCACTGCCACCGGTTAAAATATTCATCTGTCGATCTTGCTCAGCCTCCCGGATACCATTCTTCGCCCCGGCAGTGGCCAGTGCCGAGCGCAGACCTAAACTGTTATCGTTCGGGTTTGCCGTCTGAGTAGTGCCATAACGCGCTAACTGATTTTGAGTACCCAACTGAGCAGAACGCAGACTGTTAGCAGAACTATCACTGACGCGGGTTAATTGCTGATTCATCAGTTCGCCGCTGGTAGCCAAACCCATCAGCTCTTTTTGCTTTGGATAAAAACGAGTGAGCCAATCGTTATACTGATCACGAATAAGATTGGCATAGGTATCAGATGCTTGTCCCATAACGCTCTCCTGTCATTAGTTGCCGCCAAAGATGCCCGTGGATTTGCTGCTCACGTCTTTGAGTCCATAAGTCGATTTGCTGCTGACGTCCTTGACCCCATAATTACGAGCGGCCATCCCACCCGCAGCACCAACTAATTGCCCTACTGCCTGTCGGTCGCTAAGTGACTTCTGTGCATCACTGGTCGCTTTACTTAAACTCTGGCTGGCAATGTTGCTATAACCAGACAGTGCATCAGCTTTTTGCCCTGAACCCATAGCGACGACATCTTGCAAACCGGCAACATATTTATCTTGTTGTGAGGTTTGCGCCCGGTTAGTCGTGTCGATTTGCCCTGCTACCTGGTCACTTTGCAACGTTTGTAGTGTTCCCTGGAATTTACCGCTACTCGGATCAACACCACCCGCAGACAATTCAGTCGCCGCCTGTTGGCGTGCCTTACCAAACTCCTGTTGATAACCTAAGTTGACGGTCCCAGCAGCATCGTCGTATTTCGACTCGTTATTCATACTGTCTACTTTGCTAATAAACAGATTTTCCATTGGCTTAAGTTCGTTCTGGTACAGCGTCCATTGTTTACCCGCAATTTCAGCCGCTGCCAGTTCCTGAGAGGTTTCTTTCACCTCGGTGCTACCGCCACCTTTTCCCATAATGACCTCCCATTTTCACCACCAACGAACTACGGATAGCACGCTGGCCACACCATATAAAATGCCGACCAGTACAGTGGAGTAATACATGCGCCGGAGTGTTTTACTTCGTTCAAACAGTTCTAGAGCTTTCACAACCCATTCTCCTAGGTTAATATTCACCCATCTTCTCCCTTGCCTTTTTCAAGGTGCAGAAAGTAGAAAGCCCCGGCTGCGGCTAACAGTTCGGGGCTTTCGCTTATCTACTCGTTTACATTAAACCGGTATTTTGAATTTCATCAGTCCATCTTCGTCCACCAGACGCTCAAAACCGAGACGCCGCGCAATTCGGATAAACCCTTTTCGTGCTGTATAAAACTCCGCCCAGCGTCCGCCTATCATCCGAGTCAGTTGCTGAACCTCCGGCGTGTACTTAACCAAACCTTGCGGCCCGCTACTGATACCCAGCCAAACCACCACATAAGGAATGCCTTCTTTCATTCGCGGGCGCAGGACTATCACTGCATCGTCCGCTGAAAAGCAAAACGCCTGCTTGTTACGGCAGGCGTCTTGGACATGAATGAGGAGTTCCGGATCACCGGCATCGCTGGCTATTCGGGCCAGTTTAGAAGTGAAAGTAGTTTGCAGCATCCAGCACCATGATAGGAATACTTGAAACGTAATAGGTTAATGGGCCATGGGATGCCGGTTGATTTCTGGCCCATCCCCAAGCAGGGCCAATCTGCGTGCCGTTGCTGTTCACCCAGACATAAACCTGCCACGGGTAACTGTACATCGCACCAATATTGCACGGCGCGTACATTGGTCGGGCAATGCCCTCAACACTCCGCATTGAGCCTAATGCTGCACCGGTTAAAGGAACCAATTTAGGGCGGGCCAAAATATCGTAGCCAGAGTTATAAACCACTGAGCCATTTTGTTTTGAATAGATTTCCAAGCCATATTTGCTGCGATTTAACGCACCATTACCAAAGATACAGACCTTGGCTCTAATAGTCGCGCCGCCACCGCCATTGACATAAAAAACCCGATATCGGCGGTCAGTGGGGTCAGGCGACATACAAATGGTTTTACTGGCATCTGTTGTGTAGAAATAACACATCACCTGATCGGCTGCGAATGCCGGATTAATATAACTGGGTAACCAGCCATCATTTATATCAACTTCACCTTTAAATAACAGGCAAGAGAATTGACTGATATTGCTAATGCCGGTGAAGTTATTAACCCCCATAAATTGGATACCATAACCGCCCACCGATCCAGAAGCGGGCCAGATATAAACACCATAATATGAAGATGGAATAGCACCATAATAATTAACTGAGTTTACTTTCAGTGTACGGTTAGCGTCTAAATAAGGTTGATTATAAGCGAATCCACCTGGTACCCACTGACTACCACTAACGGTGTAATCAAGCCAGGCATAAGAAGACATCCAAAGAAAATAGTCATAGCCAGAAGGAATAGTAATCCCCGTATTCCATTCCCCATATGAAGTACCTTTACTGCCCATGCCAACTATTTTAGTGACCGTAGTTTTGTTATCCATCACGACTGATGTGCCATCAGGGCGGAATACTTCTAAACCGTAGCGCGACACTGCCAGATACCGTTAAAGTTAAAATCAGGAGGGGGATTCTTACCCACGGACATACACGCGGTTAAACTAATCAAGCTTGCCAAGACGAACCATAAGCGCACCTTTCTCATCATAAACCTCTATTCTCTCGTTAGTGATGACAAGGCCAATACTGCCTGCACCTTGCCTGATGGTAATTCTTCCCGTATTTGAAACACTGAATAGGTCGCCAATCTTCAGATTACCGGCGGCATCAACTGTGAACTTACCGTTATTTATCGTGGCGCTATTGAGCGTGGGCGTTGAAATGCTGATTCCCGCTTTAACTTCATCAGCGATAATCGTTTGAGCGTTCAAAATCTTAATAGTGGCTTCACGAATGGCAGCCTCATCAATGACCACTCGCCCGCCGGAAATAGAAAACGGAATCGCATAGGAACCGGTATCGGTTGGATTATTCGGATCAAAGACAAAAAACTGACTGGCCGATATGGCGACCTGAGCAATGGGTTTACCCTCAGCATCCCTGCCAGCGACAATTCCGATACCTGCGGTGATGCCGCTGGCATCAACTTTGGTGCTCCACATTTTCTGAAATGCCTGGCCGCCATTCTGGTCAAGATCATTGACGCTATTGGTCAGCTCACCGATTAATGGAGAGTCATTAATCTCCTTATTAATCAGGTCAATGATTTCATCAATATCAGCAGCGGTTTTGGCCGGTGTTCCCTCACTGGAGTTATATGGCCCCGCCACACCAGCAGAATTGATAAAGCGGATCCAGTAATACCCTTGCCAACCCGGATCAACCGGGTCGCCATATACCGCCGCCGCCGAGCTGGCCACCATCACCGCATTAGCCAGGTTATCTTCAGTGCTACGATAGATTTCCGTCAGCGAATGCCCACGGTAATTCGGCATATCCCATTCCAGCAGTACCGCACCGAATCCCCCATTAGCTTTGAAGTTTCGCGGTTGAGTGGGAAAAGAGGGGGCTGGGCCAGTATTATCATTGGGATGAGGTTTGAGCTGTAATTTACCGCCTGCTCCGGTGCGTAACTTGGCTAAATCCAGATCGGCCAACTCGGCATAAGTGACGGCACGATTACGGCCGTCACCGCGCTGCCCGGTCAACACCTCAATATTTTCAGAGAGTGCCGCAGCATCACGACCCGCACGGAATCCTTTGGTCATGCTGGCATCTCCGCCATTGATGTACTCAGAGTGATACGATCAACTTGCGCGTAGCCCCAGACCTCAATGATCCATTTACGTCCAGTGATTGGAGGCAGTTTCAGGAGCCCATCAATTAAGGTTCCCGGTGGCAAAGACAAGACCGGTGAGCCATCAACAATCAAATTGACGCCCACGCGTATTGCACTCTCGCTCATAATCCGCAGACATGAAAACGATGTACCCGGTGGGGCAAGAAACGGCTTGCTACGCCACGTAATAGGTAAGGGTGTGGTACTAACTTGCGAGATATATAGTTTGTCGCCTTTAATGGTATAGAGCGTATCCGACTCCAGATCATTAAAGGCCGTATCAAAAACGGTGGTCAGGTGACGGATATCCATCGCTTGTGGATCGAAAATAAATCCGGCGCTGGTTCCTTTTTCCGTCTGGTAAATCGCCAGATATTCGCCTTCCACCTGCCATGCTTTGATACTTTCAGGATTGAAGTTTTTCCGCCATTGCCGTGGCTCGATAATCTGCTCAGTGGCAACTAATGCATTGCCAGCACTATCAACCGATACCAACCCATTGGGTGACGCGTAGAGCGCAAAGCTATCCATACTCACCATGCTGCGGCGGCTGACACAGGCTTGCATCACCGGTAACTTGGCGTTGGTTATATTGGACGGAGTGATACCACTGAACAGATAAGGCCGCCCTTTGGTTCCCACCACCAGCCCGGCACCAATAGGTGCAATAGCCACAATATCGTGCTCGGTACTTTGCTTGTAATTTTCCGGCCAGGCATAGGGGAGAAACGCCTCAGAGAACATGACTTGGTTACCAGCAAAACCAGCTGCTATACCGTTTGCCATCAGGCACAAACCAATCATTTCATCTGGCGGCATCAGGAAGTTTTCGGTTTCCAATACCGGCCCAAGTTCTTTATCAAGCAAAGTGTCCTGATACACAAGCACACCAACGTCCAACTCGACCAACAGCAGATAATCAGCAACCCCGCCGCCAGAGGCAGAGCGATAAATGCGGCGGCGGGTGGTATTTGAATTCTGGCTGCCAGGTGGTTGCAGGGCGAGGTCTACGCTACTGCCGGGGTACACAATGGTCACTTCCTGCGAAACTGGCCCCGGCGGCCCCTCTTCCCCGTAGCCCGTGACATAGGTTTCAACATAAAAACGGGTATCGTCATCGGTTGGATCATCATCACCATGATCAGCCGGCGGCGTAATCGCAGTCACTTCAATAGGATTAACTGGAGCTGGAATGCCCAGCCGAAAACTCACCGCTGGGAAGTTACCCTCTCCTTGAGTCGCTATTTCATTGCTGGTGACCTTGGGATATTTGCCATCAGTGAAATACACTCGCTCATATTTATCCTGCGCCACCGGGCTGCGGATCGCGTCAACAATGTCAGTCCAGGCAAACCAATAATCATCGCGGTAACGGAAAATAGTGGTTGGCTTCAACTTAAATGTTTTCCCACTATCAACATCCGCCATAACCGGAGTAATAACGCCGTGGCGGAAATGGCAGTTTTTAGCAATGGTCGCCGCTTGCTCTGGCAATAGATGTGGCACCGCCCGTGGCATTTCGCCACGCATGGTAGTGATATCGATAGCTGACATAGGGAGTGATTTCCGACAGGCATAAAAAAAGCCCCACTAAAAAGTGAGGCTTGGCATCTTTGGGTAATTTAGCGCGTTGTTGATAAGAGAGCAATGGGGTATTTATTTAATTTAAGGCGCATAAATTTAATTTAAGGCGCATAACGACCAGGCTTCGAGGTAGCGGATATTTTTCAATATATGTGGGAAATATCTGATGTTGTTATATTTTCAGAATTTTGCTCGCCATAATTGTTTGGAGTAATCATCCAAATCCAATATTCTTGGACGGGGATTAATGTGGTAATAACAAGGAAAAGTTATGGAGACATCAAGATTTATTAAAGCTATGGCTGAGGGAATCAAATCCATCCCCATGGATTTATATTTGGGGGTTGAACGAACTTTTCAAGATTTGAACCTTTCAGATGGCGGACGATATTATCAGCAGCGCAATATGTTTGATGATAAACGTTTTGTCAGTGCTTTTAGTAATCTCATTCGCGATCGATTTATTATCGCTAAGGTGGCTAATATCATCATTAATGATACTCTTAGCCGTCTACCCGATGAAACCATACAGCAATTACACCAAGAGCTTATTTATGGTGCAACGGGTAAGGCCACCCGCATGACGGCTCAAACGCTGATAGCAGGCCACATAAGTGGTAAGGTTGTCAGTGGCTTAGCTGCTGGGATTACAGTAAAACTTAGTTTAAGATTTGGTACCACCATTATGATTTCCGGTGTAATGTTTCAAGGGGTTATGGCTCGAGCATGTGAAGCATCTCGAACATTGGCACGAGAGAATCCATCTCTTTTCAATAAGCTAAAACCGGATGACTACGATATGCTGTTCTTCCTGTTTGAGAAGCCATTTGAGCGTTTTACTCAACTCAGTAAAATGGCAAAAAATAACCCTTTAGCTTTGAGGCGCTTTGCTGATGAAATCAAAAGTTATTAATGGGTTACTACGTTTTACCTTTGATATGATTGGGACTATAGTCTCATTTGCAGTAGTAGTAGGACTGGTTGTTGCTTATGCCTTCTATGAAGGGATAACTGCCTGGCTAGTCGCTATCGGATCCATCATCGGTGGCGCCATACTCTTTTGGTATGTACAAAAATGCAGTGATAAATTCACAGTAACGAAACAGAAATAAAAGATTGGTAATTGCGAATGGTGATATCTGACATTTTTAGCCAGCTTTAAATAACCGGGCCATTAAGCCCGGTTTTATATTTTATGCTTCTGTTAGAACAGCATCAGGTGACACTGGCCACTCAATATTCGGCGCAAGAGAAACATCAACGTTTTTCACTACAACACGGTATTGCTTCCACGCTTTCAAATCAGCACGCAGTTTATCTGGCACATCCTCTTCAGCCTCCTCTAGCCCCTCTATCTCATCAGTAATAGCCCCTATCATGTCAGACGCATGGGATAACATATCCTTTTGCTTTTGAATGGCTTCAACAAGCATCTGTTGGACAATTTGCGGGGCAGGGCCGATCAACCATTCGCCATTTTCACTTGCGTAGTAAGTAGGATCGGGTCGGGGGCCATTCATTAATGTCCATCCGGTGGTATCCGAGAATAGCTCCTCCGGTATAGTCCATTCTTGTGAGTCACCAATAATTCCATAATATTTATACATTTTAATCCTCCGTACTTACGCGAACTCTAAATGGTGCCGATGCAGCCGATCCAGAGGTAATCCCAAAGGGGTTGCCCTCAATGATTGATACCGTATAAATCGTAAAGCCAGCCGCCTGTACTATAATCGACTCGTCCGTTCCGGTAGGGCCAATAGTATGAGCCAATGCTCCACTCGATGTGTTATTTGACCCATTAAAAATCCAAGTTGTGGCCCCCCACTTTCCGGATAGAAAAATCTCAACAATAGCGGTAATCCTGCGACCAGGGAACGGGTTAGCAATTGTTTTTCTTTGATTAACACCAAGCGTGGCCGGGGCTGCTTCAGTGCCTTCAGGATATAAGATAACGAACTTTTGATGCGCCTCTAATGTCGTGACTCGAGTTGCCAACAATGTTATTTCAGTCGCCAGCTCCAGTGCATTTATTTGGCCTTCATTGAATGCAGCCCCCGCAAGTTTAATTACCCAACAACCTGTGGAGTTGAGCATCCGGTTTTCATCTGCAACGAGATATCCAGGAGACTGAGATGCATCAAATAACAAATCCTTTGCACCAATTGCTTGAGTAGTAAGGCCCGCTGTTTTGTTAGTAGTACCCTTTACAAATGCCCCACCTACAGTAGATATGTCTAATACTGCCCCTGAAGAAGGGGAAAACGCAAAGGAACCCGTGATATTCCTTGCAGCGTCCATCTGAATAGTGCCGGTAACACCATTTGATTTAGCGCCATCACCACGCCGGACAGGCGCGCCCACACTGCCGGGAGATTTGCCATTTTCATCAGGTATTCTGAAAGTGGTTGTGCCGTTGCCGCTTGACCACTTCATTCTTTTGAGGGGATCGGCTTGCCATTCAGCCTCTGTAATTACAAGGCCTTTAGCTTGAGCCGCCGCCCATGCATCTGGGAATAAAGCCCTGCTAAGTTCTTGTCCATCGCGCGGGGCCGTTCCCTCTGGGATGTGTGCGCGGCTTTCTTCCCACCAACTGAACAGCAGCGGTAAACCGCCTGCGGGCTTTGCATCTAACTGTTGCTTAGTGACCGCACCTTTCGGGTCTGTCGCATCACCGACTAAAATAAGGGAGCCTGTTAACGTGCCTCCAGTCGTATCCAGCTTCCCGGCCAACCCATCTGTCAGATCCTGATTGCTGGCCTTGTCTGCAATAGCCTCATCAAACTCCGTCTGGCTGACTTTCTGATTAATCTGTTGTTCAAGCACTGACACATCGATGCTTTCTGCTGATGCTTTCGCCCTGGCGGCGAACTGTTCCGCTTCATCCCGAAATCCCTTGGCGGCAGTTTTATCTCCCGCGGCCGCTGTTGCTGAGTTTCTCGCTGCCTCGGCACCGGCCAAAGCAGATTGCTCACTCTGAGCGGCGGCGTTCTTGCTGCTTTCGCTTTCACTGGCGGATTGGGCGGCACTGTTCGCACTACCGGCAGCAGCAGAGGCTAATTGCCCCACTTCAGTATGCAGTCGGTTAACTTCACCGACCTGGGTATCAACCGCTAATTGTGCGGTTTCGGCACCTTCGCGAGCAGCTTCAGCCCGATCTGCATCCGTTTTCACTGCCAGCTTAATTTTAGTGGCGGTCTGTTCAGCAGCGAGTGTTGATGCTTCGTCTGCTGCTGACTGGGCCTCATTTCTATACTGCAAAGTATTGGCTTCAGACAAAGCCGCAGCCTTGGCGTTAGCAATAACAACACTCTCACTTTCAAACGCATGAATCGCTGATTTAGCGGCGGCAGCGGCACTGACACCAGACTCATCCCGGTAACCTTGTGCGACTGCCAACGCAGTGTCTAAATCCGCTGCATACTGTTTTGCTTCGTCACGATAATGGGCGGCGCTCTCTGCCGCATCTGTGGCACTGCTTTCTAAAACCTTAATGGTTGCCAGATCATTGGCGACCTGCTGTTGGATTTGCCGAAAATACAGGATCACATCGGGCGTGAGTTCAGACTCCATAATCTGCTGCTTCAGCAATTGATTCAGGGTGCTGGGGCCGGTGGTGTTATCCAGCGTAACCGCGCCATAGACAAAACTACGACCATTGGCCGCCACCGTAATAGAGTAGCTACCCTCTTCCAACTGGATGCGGTATGCACCTGTGTTGTCTGTTCTTACCGTCACTGAAAAAGTATTTAGGACAGTCAGACTATTTGCTACCGCAGTAAGGGTGATTTGTGCATTGACCACCGGCTCACCCACCGGATTAATCATAATGCCGGAAACAGTTACGCTCACTGTCCACCTCCCTGATACTGCGCTTCTTTCAATTGCTGGGCGAAGCTCTCTGAGTTCTGTTTAACCCCCAACTGGTCGCTGAATGCCTGGTAATGCTGCATGGCTAAATTGAGATTGGCCCCTGCATCGCCATCCTTACTAAATGAACGAAACAACATCCAATCTACCAACGGATTCACATAGAGCTCATCAATCGGTACCGGCGTTTTATCCGCCAGATCATTGATAGCAACCACAGTTGGAACTCTGGCAACGACCGCCTCGATATCCGTAGGCTGAGTGGCACCGGGAAACAGGTAATACACTTTGGGAGTTAATTCGTTATAGGTATAACGCTCAATTGAACCCGTCATCTGATGCCAGTCAGGATATTGGCTATCCAGAACATCGCGAGGTACCGGCCTTAATGCCCTGCCATCGACTAAACGAATCATCTCAATTAAGCGGATAGCGCCCTCCGGCAACCTCTGTTTGGTTCCCACTTCCGTGGTCATCACTTCAGTCGTAGCACCTGCATCTGGCCTTGCCAGAATAATGGCCCGGATAGCATCATTGTAATAATCACATAGCTCCGCCAACGGCCAGCGCAGCCATGCAGTATCTTTGAGCTGGGTGTTAACCCGCCCAATAATCTCGGCAATGGTGATCATTAGAAGAACTCGTGTTTACGAACAGGGTTATTGAAGGCGGTGATCGGGGAGTTATCCAGCGCCTCACGGAATGCCCGACGATAACCATCGACAAAGCGCACCCCGAAGTATTGTGAACGCTGCGGATCCGTCCACGGTTTGCCCGGCATGATAAATAAATCTTCCAGCGCACCAATGGCGATCACATCAGCGTAATCATCTGCCAGTACATCCGGTACTTCAGTCACATCACGTTTGGGTTCAATAGCAAAATCCACCGTCACTTTGGTCAACGGCTGATTGAAGATGATTTGATTGGCAGACTTGACGGTAAATTCAATGCCTGCCGTCAACATAATACCCGGCGCACTGGCATTACTAAGCTGATTAGTGAGGTCAACTACCCGTAGCCGCTTGACGCATTTCACCAGCTCACTGTCCGTCAGGATATAAGTCGTGCCCGGAGTAATATCATTAAAAGTGACCGCGTCACGGCAGAGTAATGACTCACGACAAAAGGTGATCGCTGCTTCTAATGCGGCCTGTTTCATCATGATATCCAGCGGGCCGCTGATATGCTTTCGTATGCTCGGCAGAAATGCGTCAAGTGTTGCCATCGTTATTCAGCCTCAGTGCTAGCCGCGTTCTTGGCCTGAATTGCTTCACGAACACGAGCGCGGAAATCATCAACCTTTTCCTGGGCACCCTGCTTGATATCCAGATCTTCAGATTCGACTAAGGTGGCCAGTTGAACAGAAGTCAGTTTGGCAATATCAACCTCATCGCTACCGATCTTCAGGACAAAACTATTTTTTGCAGCCTCAAGTTTGGCTTGTGCTATAAGTTGCGCAGCCAGATCTGCATGTTCTTGCTCTGAGGCTTGTTGCAGATTGAGCGTACTTTCCAATTCATCGTGTCGAATAAATACTGTTGGGAAATCCAGCAGTTGATGAGCAATGGCACTTTCAACATCAACCGGTTTATGGCGCGGGAATACCAAGCGGCTACCGGTAATGGTGTCACGTTTTTTTTCTTTTGGGCCAATATAGACCACTGCGATTTTATTAGGCATAGGAAACTCCAGATAGCAGATAGCAGATAGCAAAAAGCCCACCGAAGCGGGCTTAGAGGGGAATAATATGGAATTAGTAACCGACAGCTACGTACAAGATGTTAACGACCAAACGGCCATTTGCCGCACCACCGGCAATTACCGCAGTCACTTTCTCGCCTGCTGCTTGCGTGCTGTAAGGGACAATTGGCACATTCTTTGCGACAGCAGCGGTATGGCTAGCAGCAGCCACTAATGAGGTGGTTCCGCTCTTAACCTCTACGGTTACACCTGCACCAAGCGCTTCACTGACCACACTCACACCATAGATTCGCATACCAATAGGCAATTCCAAAAACTCAATCACATCACCGGCAGCAGCATCTTTCAAAATAATCTGCCCTTCAGCCAGCGACAGGTTTCCTTGCGGGCCTTGATATACCGCATCGCCAATAGAAGGCGCTTTAATAATGGTCATAACATTTTTCTCCAGACAAAAAGAGAGCAGACCGAAGTCTGCCCCTTGGGGTATTAGCGTATTGAATTACTGAGGGATTACTTGCCCAGAGTGACCGCTGAATCCACGACCATGACGCCGTGGTCATTGACTCGGCCATCTTTCTGTTTGAAGCGGATCTTCTTCAAACCGTTAATCCAGCGGATAGAGACTTCAGTCCCGTTGCCATGGTCCACTTTCTCTTCGTTGTAACCGAAGAAACCGCCGCCATCGCCAGTACCGTAAGCGTTAGCCAGTGCCTGGCCGCCCAACAGCATAGCGCGGTCAATAGTGGTGCCAGTGGTGATGATCTTGGTTGATGCCGCCAAGTCATTATTGGATACCAGCACCTTAGAACCCGTATTAAAGCGGACTGGCGTACCGCCATATTTCCGCACCAGCACGTTGCGCCACATGGCACATTCGCCTTTGAATAGCGGGTGATCAAAGCCCTTAGAACGCTGCACTGCTCGGGTCATCATGGCTTGCCAGTCTTTACCGGACGTTGAGGTATACCAGTCATTCCACTGGCGCGGTGTCACGTAGAGAACAAAGTACGGATCTTCGTTAGCCAACTCATCTTTAGACATGCGGATCGGCTGTAACGGGTGAGCCATTTCATCAAGGAACAGGGCGATGTTATCGACAGTGGCCAGCGTGAACAGGTCCGCTGCATCCAAGGTTTCCATGGAGGTGGCATCACCAGAATAGAAATGGCGGTCATAGGTTGGCGGCAACACATCGTTAATCATGATTTTGCCAAATTCACCATGATCAGCCAGTGGCACGATGGTGTCATCGGCCATGTAATCGCCACGCGCCCCCGCCAGATGGAAGGTCGCAGACTGATCCTGCACATCATTGAAGTAGGTCCCCAGCAAGGTGCGGGCAGTCTTATTCAGGTTGTGCTTGAAGCGCTGCTCAGACATCTTGCCACCAGCATCAACCAGGTGGCGGCCTTGGTTAATCTTCAGTGAGAAATCTGCGAAGGCCAGATTTTCACCGCGACCAGCCAATTTCTCATCGCCCATAGTTGGACGCTTAGACAGTTTGTGGACGATCTGCATATCCACTTCATCACCTTTCTGCTTTTGCAGGTCAGTGATACGCACAACTGGCGCATTGTGGCTGGTTTGAGTGGTGCCTTTCTTATCAGGATTGACCGACTTCGGCGCTTCCTGTTGTTCGGTTAACACGTTAACAAATGAGCGGTTGCGGTTTGCCGCCGTGAACAGCGCGACCTGCATCAGCTTATTCGCTTGGGCAGAGGTGATAGTCGTCATAGATACTCCATAAATAAAAAACCCGCCAAAGCGGGTTGAGGTTTAAGTCAATTGGATTACTAGATTGCCTGGTCTAACAACGCCTCAATTTGGGCATCAGTCATACCGGCAAACATTGCCTGTAACTGATCTGGAGAAGCATTAGCAGCCTGCTCCAAGGGCGAAGCTGTATGAGTCGTTGTTACACCGAGATCTGACGGTGAGCCAGGTACTTGAGTCGCCGCAGTTGCAGCGGCTAGTTTCTCAGCAGCAATCCGTTGCACATCTGCGGTGGTCTGCGTGGCCGCAGTGGTGGTGGTGGTCGTAGCCTGCTCTTGTTGAACCGGTTCGACCGATTCACCGTAGGCAGCCTTAGTGCGTTTCGCTACTTCCGCAAAGCGCTCAGTTAAAGACTTGTCTTTCCATGCAGGGTCATTTTGCAGATTAGTATCAATGTGTACCGCCAGTGTGAAGCGGTCAGGGTCTTGATCCTGCCATGACTTCAAATCAGGTACGGCATTCATGGCATCTGCAACTGGATTACCGCTCGGCTGATGGGTAGCTTGTGCTGGCTGGCCTTGTTGCAGGTAATCGATTTTCTGCACCACGGTGTCCAGCACTGCCGCCATCTCAGGAAAGTTTTCACGGATGAAATTGATTTGCTCAGGGGTAACCTGTGCTTTTTCAGGTAAGGGAACGGGCTGCATACCAGCAGAGTTGATTTGTCGCGTTAACGCTGCCAGTTGGCGTTTCGCTTCAGCTAACTCCGTTGCCGTTTGCTGATTGGTGCCTGCTAAGCGCTGTTTTTCAGTCCGCTCGGCCACCAGCACATCGTAAGGAATGACGTGCTGACCGTCTTTGCTGAGAATACCTTTTGGCTTATCAGTGCCTTCAGTTGTTGCCGCTGGCGTGGTTGCAGCCGTTTTAGTGATTGGCACTTCCGTGGTTTGTGCTGTAGTCGCGCCCGGCGTCAGCTCGTCTTTCTTATCGCCCGTATTGACTACTGCATTGGTGTCTTCAGTACTATTGTCCGTAACGACAGCAACTGGGGTAGTCGTTACCGCTGCTGTATGTGTTACATCAGAAATATCCACATCACCAAATCCATCGATCAGCGCTTCCAACTCTTCTGGCGTTTCATTACCTGTTAATTCAATGTCCACGTTATGACTCCTGCATGACTATTTACCGGATAGATCCGAATGAGAAAGGCGTATCGCTGCCCATGCGAATAAGCACTCTTGGATAAGAGCGCTTAGCGGCATGAACCTTGATGGTAGAAAAAGAAAAGCCCACGAATTGTGGGCAAGTAATTCAGATGAAAATCAGAGATACCAGAAAGCAAAAAGCCCCGCGGTTAGGCGAGGCTTAATTCAGTGCAATGTAGTGCATCTTTCGGAAATTTAGCGCGTATTTTGCAGGCATGCAATAGCTATAATGGTATTTGGTCAATTTGACCTTGAATGGTCTGCATCATTTCTTCATGTAACGCACCAATCTCTTCGGTCACATTCTGCATATCTTGCAGTACCTGCCCCGTTTTAGCCTGAGTATAAGCATCATTGAAGCGCTGACCATTCGCTAATGTTGCCTCGCGTTCCGCTTGGGCATTAATACGTTGGGCTTCAGCCTCCAATTTTGCAACCTTACCGGCAATCTCACGCATCGCCAGTTCCTGCTGTTGCTGTTGTAACTGTTGCTCCTGCTGCGCCGCCTGCTGTTCTTCTGGTGTCATCTCATCCGGCGATTTTGGTGTACCCAATGCGCCACGGATCCGCTCAACAAATTCTTGTTTATTTGGCAGGTCTAACAGTTCTACCCACATATCCAACACGCTAACCTGAATCTGCGGTGGCAACCCGACAATAACTTCAGATAACCGTTGTGCCAGTTGAGATTTATAGGTTGGCGTCTGTTGAATCGGTGCCAGAGCGATATGCGCACGTAGCCGTGATACATCGTTATTCATCCGGCCAGCCTCTTCGGCGGCATTCAGTACCACCTCTTTGCGCTTGCGTGGATCATCACGATTAATCACTACCGGATAATTTCGGCGCTTAGTTAACTCTTCCAGCAAATAGCACAACAATAACTGGCCCACTTGTTGGCAAGCAAACTGATAGTTGTCGTTAATTTCCGCCAAGGTAGTCGCACCCTGCTCTACCAAGTTACTGATCGCCACCCCACTGGATGCATTGGAGTCTTGCCCGAGGAACGCTGAGTAAACACCCAGCCCATCCTGAATTAACTTCATGGATTCCTGCATAACCTGAAACTGCTGCTGTGCAACTTGAAAGTCTTGCTGGATGTTTAATGCATCTGCCGCTGTCGTCTTATTGGCACGGTTGGGATTTAGGTTAATCACCCCATCCGGGCGTTCAATTTCTTCGGCCAACTGTTTATCGGTCATTTCCGTGGCATCTGCATCTTTAATTACCCGTTTTGCTTGCAGCAGCCAGGTCAGTTTAATGCGGCGGAAATTCACTTCATCCTGTGCGGGAATGGCACGGCAGGCCAAACCATACGGCGCTCCCGTTTTATCTTTGCGATAGCCCCAGAACGGAATCAGTGGAAACATACCTTGCGGCGCTGTACATGGGCGGTCAATGATGAAATGAGGACCGACAAACCACGACTCACGGATCCGGCTGACACGAGCCATGGTGACCTGAACCCGGTCAGTGGCCACAGCCACAGCATGCATCACGTTGTTCTTGTCATATTCTACAACGCGGCCATTGCTTAATTGCAGGATTGGCAGGCGCTGGAAGGTCCGATAGTAGATAACCTGAAGCAATACACGCTTACGGTTGGATGATACCCATTCGGTGCTCTCACGGCTCCACGATTGATACTCTTCATAAGCACTGATCAAATCAGATTCTTGCCCTGCGGCCAGATCGGTATCCACAAAGCCTTTCCACTCATTGAGGGAGTAATCGATAATTTGCGATTTGTCGGGGAATGTCCCTTTCACCTCATCTACATCCAGCCAACGCTTACGCATCAACCAACGGCAATCACTCAGATCCGCCTCGCGGCTGAACCAATCCCAGAACACTTCATTACGATGAACGGTAGAGACTTTGAATTTATTATCGAATGGGTCACTGTTGCGGCGTACCTCAACCCACGATAGCCCGGCTTTAATTTGCTCGGCATAAGCATCACTACGGGCCTTATTCAAACCACTTAGTCGGCAGGCATCAGCAAACTCAGCATTGACTGCTTCGGCCATGATCTCCATTTCCTCATTGGGATCATCGGCAATCACCATTAAATCAGTACGGGTCTTGGCTTCCATACCCAGCACGCCGTCAATAGTGGGCGCGATAAGGTTATGCTGCGTCAATGGTTGCCCGCGCTCCCGCAGCTTTGCCACCACTTCCGGCGCAAGTTGATCTCCATCGTAATAAGCACAAGCCGTGTTAGCACTGGTGCGCCAGTCTGGCTGATGGTCAATATCTGAAGAGATATCCATCAAGCGCTCAAGCGTAAAACGGTCGCGGTTGACTGGCTGAGCAGGCTCAGTTTGATTGGTCGCGGTATTCATCAGATAGCCATCCAGTGTTTAGGTTGCGAACGGTCAATAGGCGTATGTTTAGGGCGTGCTGGCATACGGGCTCTCATTTCTTGTGCAATGGCATAGCTCATCACCTGGTCATCAAAACAACCGGTTTGGGCATTCATGCGACCTCTTGCATCGTATACGTAGGTATTCAATTCATTGATGGTGCCAATCCAGCGCACACCAGAGGCGCTCTCTCGAAGCAGTGATTTAAGTCCTTCAATAATGACCGGCTTGCTTTGTGCTGTAGTTAGCCAGCCCAGTTTTGGCGTTTCATCATCATGGTCACGGTCGAGATATTGCTCTGAGTAGATAGCGCGGTGCGGGTAAACTTCACGTAACTTCTGTATGACAGCATGGCCGTGGTTGTTTCGTTCCGGGCCAATAAATGCGGTGTTGTACCAGCGGCCAACGTGGGCCATTAGTTGAGCAAATAACTCAGCATCCAGATAGCCGAACCAGTGGGCGACCTGTTCCCCGGTAGACTTTTTCACCACATCAAATGATGATCGGTCGCCATTTTCCAAGCCCTCAGCGACATCCCCACCAATAGCGTAATCCTCATCTGGATCCGGCAGTTCCCACACCAATAAGTGATTCAGTAGCGTGCGTTGCAGTTCTTCTGCATTGCCAGCACGTAATGCCTGAACTTTGGTTCGTTTACCGGTTACTGGCTCAATGTCATATACCAGCAACGGAGACTTACACTGACCTTCGGCCTGCATGACATTGATGGCGGCGAATACTCGGCGGCCAGATGTTAGAAATGCCTCAGATGGCGTGCTAGGAAATTCCTGTTTCATTTCCTCCTGCTGCTCAATCTCTTTGCGGATATACCACTGCTTTTGTTCATCAAGCAAAGTGATAGCCATCGCCTGCTCAACGGCAGCAAAATATTCCTGATGGTATTTACTTAAACGCAGGCCACCCGCTGGTACTGAAGTCTGATATTTAGGATCCTGCCACCAGGCGAAGAAATGGAATTTATAATCTTGTGAGGTGAGCGGTAGCTTTAATTGGTCTAAATCCATGGCTCGCGTGCTCATGGTGTGGAAATCACCGCCTACGCCTTCAGCAGTGCTTTCAATAAAGACAATGCAGCCGTCTTTGATGGCGTTAAGCGTCCCCGTTCTGACCTCTTTCGCCTTGGCCGGATACTTGGCGCAAATCTTTCCATGCTCTGAAATATGTAGCCGTTGCACCGTCCCGGAGCGAAATGAGGTTGATACGCGGATCTTGGAGCCATGAGCAAATTCTATATGCCCTCCATTGGCACCTTCACGTCGGGTATTGATTTGAAACGTTGCGCGTAACCAAACAGGCAAGTTATCGAACGGAATAGATATTTTGGTACTGAATATTTCCCCTGCCGCCGGTAAATCCTGAGCGATGATCCCACAGGAGAGATTTTTGTTAAAAAGCGCCTGATCGAGCAGGTAGATATCTATACCTGTTGAGAAGCCTAGTTGGCGAGCTTTGAGAATGATATTTCGATAGTGCATATTCTTGAACAACTCTCGCTGTGCAGGGCGCATGCGAAAGGTCACTAGCTCGCCATCTTCATTGACTATCTTGTATAGGTTATTCAACCGCCACCAAACATCAGATAAATGAGCTTTGATATAGGCTATCTGTTCTGCCTCAGTCATTACGGCAATATCTGCATCGTTAAGTCTATCGTCTTGTTTCACAGCAAACCGTCCTGTCCTGAGTCCCTAACTTCCTTCACTGCTTCGCTGAGTGGTGTTGTAACTCCCTTGCCTTCTGACGTTAATTTTTGAGTCTCAGCCTCCAACTTAGAAGTGGCTGCTTTAATGCGGTAGGTATCAGCCTTTAAACGAGGTCCGTTGATGGCATCCAACTTCAATTTACTCAAACTGTTCTCTATGGATTCAATACGGCCAATGTTTCTATCCAGCGCTGATTCAGCCTTGAGCAGCTTGTCATACAGTTCTATTCGCGCTTCAACAGACTCCGCTGCCACTAAATCCTCGTGGATTTTCCGCATGGTCTTGGTAACTGATAATGCCCGCGCTCGGGTGAATATCAGTTCGTCATGGAGATCTGAATCTGCCGCCGCCTCAAACAAATCATCTGCATTCAGATACCGCGCATAAGCGCCATGCTTTCTGGCTGCCTGATTGCCGGGAGTAAAAGCGCCAACCGGATTGGGATTACCTGCATTACCTTCTGAATGACGGTTGCCTTTGGTGAATTGCCCATTGCCAGATCTGCCGGAGTTCGGTTTCTCGGTTGGCTCTGACTCGGGATCGCGGTCATCGTCTGTGTCCGATGATAATTTCTGTTCTTCCTCTTCCACGTCATCACTGTTTGCGCACTGTTGCGCAGTAGCATCGGATTGCGCATTGTGCGCAGTTCTACGGGGTTTCTTTTGCGCAGACTGCGCAGCACGAGGTTTGATATAGCGGCGTGCAGATTGGTAATTAAGTCCATGCTGTTCACACCATTGCTGAGCGGTAATTCCTGTAACCGCGTTATCAGCCAGAAAGGCAGCTTGTAACGCTTCCCAATCATGCTTTGCCATAGTGTTCTATTAGTCTGTTGTGGGCCATTATTGAGCCACCTCTTGGGAAGTGACTCTGTAATGACTTGCTTCAGCTCATTTATCCCCATTGGATTGCTGTGATGGCAGACTGCGGATCAACTCTCTATCGTTATTAGCCCGGTCTAACAGGATCAGTAACGGGTCAAGCCACAGCACTGCTTGGCGGTAAGTCATTCTGTGGGGGGAAGTGGTACCAGTAAGGGTTCCGTCAGGTTGGCCGGAATTGCGCATTGCCCTGGCACGTAGACCGTCCGTATAGTCGTACATCCGCTGAGCAGTAGAATCAGGGATATACCGATCAGCGCATTCCTCAACTTTGAGGTCTTTGCGATTTTCAATTTGCCTTTCCTCGCTTTTGGCAGAAATGGTGACGTTATAGCTACCGGCCTGCGCAGCTATCTCATTGGAGCGCTGGAACTGAAAAGCCTGTAATGCCTGGGTGGCTTTTGATTCATCCAGATCACTTTGCAGTTGTGATAATTGCCCGGCCTTCTCAACAGCAGATTTGTGGAAATAGAAAGCGGTACCGCCAAGGCACAGGATCACCACCAGCAGAACGCTGGCAATCGCGATAAGTAGTTTTGTGGACATATCAGGATCCGGGCTTAATGCCGTTTACTATGAAAAAAGCAGGGGTAATGGCATACACCAGTGATTCAGATTTCACGTAGCGTTACCAAAACAGCATGTAAATGGGTGTTATTAGCTAATTTATAACGGTTTTATGGCATCAGACATAATTCGCGCTCGACTTCACGGCGATTGACTAACCCCTTCCAAACCTTGCCGCCAGCCTTAATCCATCTACGCAGCTCATCGCACGCGCCAGAAGTATCGCCACGGTTGAGTTTTTTCACCATGGTGGAATTGGCCATGGCAGTAATACCAACGTTGTAGCCAAATGATGCCAGGGCAGCTTTGCGAAAATCGGACATTGGAACGTTAACGATGCGGTCGATGGCGGCAAATACGGGGATCAAATCTTTGTGTAGCAAAGCATCACATTCAGCATCACTGTAACGTTTGCTGGGGATGATATCTTTGCCAGTGTGACCATCGCAGACCGTTAGCACGCCAACCACATCACGATAAGGCAAGTATTCACGCCCTTCTAGTCCGTCATGACCACCAGTTAACGCCACCGCAATTGCCATAGCACCGCCTGAAGCCGCACCGATTATTTTATTTCGCAATCCAGGAGACATATCACCTCTCCATTCTTTGTAGAGCTTCATTCACTACAGCTATAGCTTCTGGGTTAGTCTCGGCGGTCTTATCTTCTAAGAACTCACGAAGTAACTGCGTCCGCTTCTGTTCTTCTTTTAGTTGAGCATCCTTTTCTCGCCTGTTTGCGTAATACGTTTTTATTGTGAACCATGCACTAATCGCTGCGCCGACAATAAATATGTAGTCCTGTGTGCTTAATACGGAGAACGCGGCAAGTGACCCCGTCCACCAATACTGAAATTGGCTTGTGTCATTCATTTTCATGCACCACCTCCCCGGTTTGGGGAAATAAAAAAGCCTGCTGGGCGAACCATGCAGGCTTTTGGGGTAGTCAGGACTGACCGGAACTGACCAATAAAAAACCGGAGCAGCTTTTAAGCATACTCCGGCATCTTTCGGAAATTTAGCGCATATATGATTCAGGGTCAATCATTGGTCAAAAGTCTTTTTCTAACTGAATTCTCTCAATTAAAACATCACCGGCATTCGACTCTTCTACATATAGCCAGTGCATGCATTCTTTAACTAACGGCACATATTGCGCAGCCCACTCCCCGGGAGGTATCTCAGCCCCTATGATGCCCATGGATTTGCGCAGATGTTCCATTGTTGGCGGTATACGGCCACCACCACCGCATTCGTTACATGTTTCTGGATGAGGTCGCAGAGTTTTACCGGCACCGTGACAACGTGGACATACCTGCGTTATAGATGCCTGCTGCTTAGCCCATGCCCGCAATGCGCCACGCTCTGTTTTGATTTTGGACTGAAGGGTTTTTATTTCGTCTGCCAGTAATGCGATAGTGCCATCATCAAGTGCCTGGGCTTTATCTCTTTCCAGTAATTTGATTTGCTGCTGTAGCCCATCAACGACTTTTCTGGTCATTCCAGTACGGGAGCCGTAACGCCGCAGTAAAGTTGCAATTTGCTCTACCTGCGCCGGGAGATTTCTATCCAATACCATATTCAGCGCTAACTGGCAGGCAGCAATGGCTCGAGGTGGATGTGGTCGCTTATGCAGCCACACACTAATTGCGGCCCGTAAGCGTTGCTCTGCTTTGCAGTCATTGCGGTATTTGGTCATCAAAATATCGAATCCGACAGGGTGTATATGCTGGCACGTAGCAAAGGTACCTAATATCTGGTCTTTGGTCAAAACTGCACGGCCTCGGCCAATGTTCAGCGATTCAATGCTGACGCAGCGCGGATCGTGCATTTTGATAAGTTGTTCAATAGCAGTGGTCATTGGTCAGTCCTGTGTTTGGCGGTCAGGACTGATTGTATAGCTCATACTATGAATCGCAACAATGATTAGAGTCATTTTGAGCAGTCAATGCCTATCCATTGCTCTTTTTTCAAAAAAATAACGATACCTATTATCTATAATAAGCACAAAATCACATTTGTTATACAACCAATCATTTACTCTTATTGAATAGATTATCCCTATGCCACTTAAGATATTTCATTGATCTATTATTAATTTTTATTTTTATATCTGTTTTTATATTGAGTTCTTCTATTATTTCACTAATTAATGGCTCGTCTCCGATAAGCATTTCCCCCTGATCGGAAAAACTAATAAAACCCTTATCGAACAATACATCCACATGCGCGGCCAGCATCAAACCATTATATCGATCTAATCTCTCTTTATCAGAGCTTTCTCGCCACGGTTTTATGTGACTAGCACGGATCATTTCAGGCATACCTATGCCGGTAACTGGGCATTTGGGGTAGAGTTCTATTAATTTTTTTCTAAAACCACCTTGACCTACACGTGCATCAACTAAAAGTTTCTTGGTAGTTTCAGGAATATTATTTGAGTCAAGAACCTCTTGCACATCCTGATAAATATCATCGACTCCCAATGATTCAGCTAATTGCGATTCCCTTACTGACATTGAAATCTTATCAGATATTTTTAATATATTCTTGCTTTCACTCAATTTGAGCAAAAGCATACCGAGCTCTTCACTCAGTTTCGTTAAATAGAACTTTTGATTTCCGCCTCCGTCAGTACGAATTGGCGAGTATTTATTTTCAAGAAGCGGCGAGATTTCTTTTATTTTATCTTTAGGTTTGAATGGAGTCAGTGGATAACTGAAGTCCACGTTAACTTTTTGAAGTGGTTTTTCAAATCCATTTAAATCTGGAGATCTTACAACTTGATACGATGTAGAGGTAGCAACACCTAGAGCACCAATCTCTTGTTTGGCGAATGAAAAAATTATATCACCAAGTTTCACGTCCCGGATATTTGTATAAGTTTGATTATTAGAACCATCCTTATTGGTATAAGGGCAGCGTAAAAAACCACCACTTCGTTCAGTTTTATATAGCTTATTATGATTTACCCAGAAAAATTGCCGTGCCGATGTATCACTCTTCATAATCATCTCATAACATTATAACTTTCAGACAAAGTTACAACCGAAACAATTACATATCAACTAATGTATCTACTTATTAGGAGTTCGTGACCAAAATCACAGAACAATGATAACACATAGTTATTATAATGGATTAGCTCGAGTTTGGGTATAAATATAAAGAACTATTAAAAATGGTATTAATCCTCAATTTTTACTACTAATTTAGGATAAGTAGCACCTTATCTCTGCTTTGGCATGTTCAAATCCATGGCAAACTTTAGCCACATATTTGGCATCAGTTAGTCGATATATCCACCCTAGTTGCATTTTAGTGACCTTTCCGTTTTCCGCTTTCATCTCAATCCACAATCCCGCATAACCACCGCGCGGCAGCGCCAGAAACAAATCTGGCACACCTTTCCGCAATCCAAGCCGCTTAGCATCCCTTGCTGCCTTTGGCCCGCGCTTCCCCTCATTGGGGATATGTATCAGATAATCCCCGATACAAATACCATCGATAACGGTTTTATCTGCCCACGCAATAAGCGCGGCCTGTTCCTCGGTTTCCGCCTGGTGGTTAACTTTACGAACTTTCCCGTTACGCACTTCCAGCTTTGCTGCTGTTCCGATGATGCCAATGGCATCTATGCTATTAAGCAAACTGGCCCCCTTTAGCGATTACCAGCGATTCCTCAAGCCAAACCCTAAGAGTTGCATGCAATGCCTGTAATATCGTTTCCTCAAGCTCTCCGGGCTGCCAGTCATATGGTACCCGCCCATCAATAACATCATGGCAGCAGTTGCACCCAAATACGGCCCAGTAGTCATCTGACTTATACCCCATGCCGTGGGTTGAACTGGGTAAATGGCACAGTACCGTTGTTTCTGGGTTACTGTTACAGATACCGGAGATCTGGAGCGTACAGCATTGGCCCCGCGCAGAATCGCGCAGGGCTTTACTTCTAAATGCCGGAGATTTCATATCAATACTCCAGCAGCCGGTTAACTGCCTGTTCCATTTCATACTCGTTATCAAAGTGCTGGCCTAATGTCTCATTCCAGATAACACCGGCCACGCCTTTATAAATACGGTCAAAAGCCCCCTGATCCATATTCACGAATGCGATACTCCAACGCTGTTTCAATGTGCCACCCTCTGGGTTTGGCATCAGGTCATAGAATCCGGCTTTGATCATGACGTGGTTGAAGTAGGCTGCATCAGTCTTTACAGCCTCCCCATCAAACCTCTTCTGGCGCTGCCGGATTACCCTATCTAATACTGCTTGAGCAATAGACTTTGTAACATTCTCATAGAGTTCAGGATCTCCAGCGGCACTACCCACAGCTTTAGCCACCTCATGGGCTATCCATTCCTCTGGCGCACTAACAAAGGTCCAATCCGGTACCCAATATGAGAAACCCAGCTCCAACAATTTCCAGAATTTACGGTGATGCTTCAGGTTGCGCCGGTCGCCAATTGGACTCATTGAGATTGGTGTGCCCGCAGGCACCCCTTTCATCGTTTCGCGATCATGATCAGTGGCGTACTTGATTCCACCACCAGGTAACAGGACGCCCAGCACCTCAGTCTTTTTCTTTCTCGGGGACTTAGTTCGCTGAGTTGTTGTCATACGGCCCCCATTAAGGACAGCCGCTCGGCCTCTCTACGGATCTGGGCTAAAAATGCTTCGCCAGTGGCAAGTAACTGCTCACGGCTGATATAGCTAATGGCTGGGCCACGCCATTCCTTATCGAAAATGGCAATAGCCGCACCAAACCCAGCATTACAGGCCACCTGAGTGCTATCTTCGGGACGGAACCATGCAGGTACTTCAAAACCAATTCTGCCGCGAATGAAAGCGATATGGTCAGCTTCTTCAGGCCACCACACCTCTGACGTGGCCGCTTTGGTCAAATAGACATAGCGACCTCCGCGCTGCCGCATTTCGGAGGTATAAGCCATGATGTGCCGCATACCAGTGATATATTGCCCTTCATGCTTCTTCGCCGTGCTGTAGGGAGGATTGGCGAAAGCGGCACCATTCAACTCGGTCAGTTTCGCTGCCCAATCTTGAGTGAGCGCATTATCTTCCGCAGTGTAATAAGCGGGTGTTTTTGCATTATCACCATCACTGAACAGATCCAGGACTAACGGGCCAAACATCGCATTGATACCCCAGAACAGAGCATCTGGCGTGCGCCACTGATCACCAATCAATTTCAACTTATGCGTTGGGGCGGATTTGAGAGCTGCCAGATCATGAACATATTGGGTATTGGAGAAATCAATCATGCAATGGCTCCCCATGACCAGAATTTGGAACCAGGCGATAAAACCAAACACGCTTACCGCTATCCTCATTGCGGACAGTTCTAACCTGTTTCACCAGCCCATGACGGACAGGATTAATTTCACGCAGGCGTGCGCTTATAGCGGTCTGGGTATCACCTTCACCGGGGAACATCTGGGATAATAATTTTTCGAGATCGCGCAGGGTCCGCCAGTCAGCACCACTGGCGGCACTGATCACGCGGTTTAACTGGCTGTTTGCATCACTTAACCGACCAGCCAGACGCATAGATCTTATATCGTTGTTAATACCAACCCTTTCGGCGTTGGGTACGTGTGGCTTGATCACCATTACGCGCCCTCCCCGACCAGCACTTGGCGGGTTCCGTCTGGCGTTGGTTGTGACACAATGCCTTCAACCTGCATTCTTTCTAGCAGCCAGGCAGCACGGTTATAACCAATGCGGAGTTCACGCTGTAGCCCAGAGATTGAAGCTTTACCTTTTGCCTTGATGAACACCACTGCTTCAGGGTAGCGATCATCATCGTCCCGTTCTGCACCGTCCAAGTCTACCCATGAACTACTGGTTGCCTCTCCGCCTAATGCGGTAACCAAATCCGCAATCAAGGCAGCTAATTCACCCGTCATCAGAATGAAATCGGCATCAAATCGCTGGGCATAATCCTCGCGATCGATATCGTCGTTTTGCTCCAGAAGCGTGGCACTGTATTTAACTCTCTTCAGGCTGCCATCGTCGGACAACATGAAACTGATACGTTCTCGCCACTCCAAAGCCAACTTGGTAACCAGTTTACCGGCGGCGATATGCCCACGGATCTCGTCACTGACTAAATCCTGATGTTTACTGCGCAGAATGCCACCCTGTTCCAACACAGCCTTTAACTCAGCTTCTTCCTGAAGCACAAACCCAGCAGGCGCTGCACCTGAGCGCAACCATTCGGTCAGCGTCAGTTCGATTGGGGTATCAAGTGTCATAGGGATAACAGGCAGTGAACCCATGGTTTTGCGCAATAATGACAATGCATTTTCAGCTTTCCGCGCGCTAGCGGCATCGATGATGATTAACCCAGCCCCTGCGTTAATCCAGATGGATGTTGTAGAGTATTTGCTAAAGGCCCGTGGCAGCAGAGTCTGGATAACTTCATCTTTCAGCGAGTCTTTTTCTGTTTTTTTCAGTTTACGGTGTTGCTCTTGTTCCAAGCGTTCAGCTTTACTCGCCAGCTCACGGGCGATAACCGGCGCAGGTAAATCCTTTTTTTCACACTGCAATGTGATCAGGATTTGCTTGTTAGCCACATGCGCTAGCGTGGCGCTTTCGTTACCCATTGGCGATATCCAACCAGTTTTCGCCATATCCTGGCTACCACACGGTGTAAATGCGAATTGCGCCATTTGCTCTTCCAGATTGGCGAAAGATACATCGCGGGATAGTTTGTAAATCAACACGTTCTTGAAATTAATGCTCATTGGTCAGTCCTCAGTAATTTGATTATTATGCAAACCGTGGTCGGCGGCCTGCTGCAATGACTCTCGGTGTTTACTGTCCAGAGACTCTTGTAACCTGATACTTTCATCGCACCATCTTCTTGCCCTTTCCTCCTGATCCTGTTTAATTTTGTCTTTCAACTCGTCTAAAAAATGACGGATTTTTGTTGGTACCCCATTACCCAACTTGCCCTTATCTGATAACAACAACTGATATTTCTCAGCTTTAGGTTTGGGCAATAGTCCTGTTGTTACCGCCTGTTCAACCGTGCGTTTTACCGTTTCTTTGTCCCATCCCTCCGACACTGACCACTCCGGTGATCGCCCTGTCCCCTGTGCTGCCTTAGTCAATCGCTCATAGGCCGCAATGAAAGCCATACGCGCACCTACCTTGTCGCCTTCCTGCATAATTGGCTGAGCAATATTCCATGCCTGAGCAATTTCATTCGTCCAGACCACGGTGTTAGCCTCATCTTGCGCGGGTAATGCCAATGCCCACGCCTCATTCGCTGAAAGCCAATCGGGCTTACCGGCAATATGTTGGATATTGCGGATAATATCGGCAGGCTTTGGCGAGAAACGGCCCTGATCCGGATCGGTCAGCCAGTTACTGAATGCCTGGCGCACTGTGTCGATATCGTTGGGCAGCAACGCATTCCAATAGAGTTCCAGCACGGCTTTTGAAGCATCTTTGCCGTATATCGCCAGAGTGGCTTTCATGATTTCTGCAAATTCACGTTTATCATCTAAACCCTGCATACTCACCACCCATCATTGACAAAATCATCCGCAACCCGCGCATTGTGTGCCTCCAGCGCTTCCTGACGACTCATGCCGGTGTTACCAGCGCACTGATTTTGTGGCCGACTACGATTCTGCAACCATTCAAATTTCAACCCCTGCCAACCGGCGGCCATGGCTTCAGACAACGCATCATCCACAGACCATCCAGCAGCAACCGCTTTACTCAACTCCTTACCCAGCATGTTCACCACGGTCTGAGTCATTGGCGCTCGTTTTGCTTTTCGGTGTTTTAGGTAGTCATCCCAAATCTCAGAGCTAACAGCCATCGGAAAAGCTGAGAAGTCTATTGCCGAACTTTTAGCCGCCTTACGTGTGCGCTTCTCTGTAGTAATCTCTGTAGTAATCTCTGTATGATCGAAATGGGGAATCCCTTGCCCGCCAGTTAGGGAATCCCTTGCTGGCGGCTTGGGCTTTTCCTCGTTCGCCAATTGGGGTTTTCCCGTTTCCCGAAATGGGCTTTCCCCATTTGGGGATTTATCAATAGGTTGCGATAGCATTCCATCCAACCGGTCGGTATCAATCTGATAGTAAATACGGTGTTCTAACCGCTTATTTGTTTCTTTCAAAACCCCCGCTTGCTTGAGCTTTTTACGAGCTGTGAGTTGTTCCTCGTAGGTCAATCCTGTTTCAGATTCAATCTCTTCCGTAGTTTTAAAAATGCCAAACTCTGAAGTTTCTTTGCCAGTCCAATAGAAGAACTGGCAGAACAAAATGACTGCGTTTACGCTCCCAAGATATGGAACCAAGCCAGGGTAGTAAGCAATCGGCCGGCCAAATTGGTATATGAGTTCAGATGGCGTCATAGTTCCCCCTACGGCTGCTTTGCAACAGAGGGACTATGTTGGCGGGAATAAAATGCCTGGGTAATACCAGACAAAGCCCCTGTGATAGCCATACGGCGGGCCTCCTGCCCGTCAATAGCCAGTTTTTTACCCACAATACTGGCAATCAATTCTACCGATTGTGTGGTCGTTGGCGTGATATTGGTCATTGGGATTTCTCCTGGCTGATTGGAAGCTCAGGCAGCCACTCGGGTACCGGCAGCCCGGCGAGTTTTAATTCAGCATGGACGTGAGCCAGCATTTCTGGAGCTTCAGCAAACATCGCCAAAAAACCACGAATTGCGGCCACATTGGTTTCTACTGCAGGGTTTGAATCCAGCGCATTGGCGGTGCTTTTTATGGCCACTGCCTCGCTTTCTGTCCACCTGGTCTTAATCTGATCTTCACGCACGGTATGGAACGGTAAACCGTTCTTTCCCACCTTTTTCCGGGATAGCAACTCCCGCCGGACGTCAGAGGCTATCGTAGCCCCTGCCGTTATAGCGGCAGGTTGATAAATTGTGGTCATTGGTCAGTCCTTAAATATCTTGGGTGATTACACGCATGGACATAAACTGTTAATCGTTTCTTTTTTAGTCCGCCATGGAGGCGCAATGTCCAGTGATAATTCCCTTAGTTACATTAGAGCCTTGGTCGATGTTGTCGCCATTACCGTGCTATCCGGTAGTGATGAACAACATAAGCTCCGCATCAAGCAAAGTCTGGATGCAATCATGAATCATCCGACATTGGAGATTTCACCTGAGGGTCAGGAATTATTTGCTCACTTTGCTGCCCTTCTGGATGGTTCAAGTACTGAGGTTTTCCTTTCAGCACGCATAAGCCAAGAAGATCCAGATCCTGAAAAGTCACACTCTTCCCCTCATTTGCGTTTATTGAGAGGGGGCAAAGAGGAGTAGCAGTTTTTTGTGTTTTACGCTTAGCTCTCCAGCTAGCGAGCCAACGCTTTGGGCTAATAGTCATTGGTCAGTCCTCTATCTTTACTGATGAGCTGGTTTGGTCAGAACCAGGCTGAGATTTTCCGGATTACGGCCATAGTCGGCCGGGTTATAGGTGTATGGGATGCAGGAAGATAAATGGCACAACAGGGCAATATCTTCAGGCACACCTTGTGAACGCCACTTACCAACAGCTTGCCCGGTTCGTGGCTTACCTTTTGCAGGAAAGCGGCGGCCAATTTCCGCATTGCTGCCAATTTCAGTTTTCAAAATTTCATATAGTTTCATTGAAACCTCCTCGCTAAGCGTAACTAAAGTGTCGGGCTCACGCAAGAGAATAACGAAAACAAAGTTTCCAAAGATGGTGTTACTTTGGTGTCAGATTTTAGCTATACACAATATTTGGAGAATTTAATGACAAGCACTCTGGCTGAAAGGGTTAGCGAACGTAGAGCGGCTTTGAATCTTAGTCAGGAAGAATTAGCCAGGAAAGCCGGTGTATCGAGGGTTGCCATAAGCAAAGCTGAGCTGGGGCTGACCAAAAATTTTAATGGTGATACGCTGTTTAATATTGCCCGTGCTCTTTTATGCAATCCAGAATGGCTTCAGACGGGAAAGGGAAATCCTGAATTACAATCCACATCCAGCGCTAATTGGGATGCGAATGTGAAAGAGAATAAAGACTCGCATCCTGTACAATCCTATGAGTACCCAAAAATCAGTTGGGTTAGCGCGGGGAATTGGTCTGAAGCTATTGAGCCATACAGCCTCAACGAAATAGATGATTGGGTCACTACCACCAAATATGCGGGCCAAAACGCTTTTTGGCTTGATGTTAAAGGAGACTCCATGACCTCCCCGGTGGGGCTAACCATTCCAGAAGGTATGTCAGTATTAGTGAATCCTGATATCGAACCCACTTCGGGTAAATTGGTGATTGCTAAATTAACTGATGATAATGAGGCTACATTCAAACGTTATATTGAAGATGCTGGCAATAAATATCTCAAACCGCTTAACCCTCAGTATCCAATGATAAAAATCAATGGTAACTGTCGTATTATTGGGGTTGTCGTTGAAGCCAAATGGGAAAATTTATAGGGAGATAGCAATGTATTGTATGAAATGCGGCGCATCAGTTGAGCCCCATAGCAAGTATTGTTCATCATGCGGAACTCAAGTTAGTCAACCAAGCCAAATAAATCCCTCAAATACCTGGCTGAGTGATTCGCCTAAAAGGCAGCAAACCATTATTGATCCAAAACCTGCCGCAACAACAGAAAATAGCCTCATAGGTTTTATCAAAAAATGGGGCACGAGAGCTATTATTCTCATTGTTGCTACTATCTTTGCTGTCCTCGCTAAAGATTTAGGGCGCACACTAACAGATAAATCAGATAATGCTTCAATTTGGGAAAAAGCCGTACCAGCATTTGCTGAAGAAAAAATCAAAATTGGCATCCCTAAGCGTTTAGATGACAACACCCTTTTAACTGATATGTTTGTCAAAGAAAAAAGCATTAATTATATATATAAAATAAATGATATGAGTCCTGATGACGAAACGGTTATTCACGCTAAAGCCGTTGCGAAAGAAAGTTTTACTCATGCACTTTGCGACAACATTCTCATCGATAAATATCAAGGCTCAGTTAACTATATTTACCAATTCCCCACAAAGACATTGACCGCCACCTTTAATAAATCAGACTGCCCACCTCGTTAACTCCCCCATCTTTCAGAAAAACCACACTAAATGGTTTTTCACAACAGCACCCGAAACTAAAGTATCAAATCTCACTTGACGCAATCCGAAACTATAGTTACATTTGGATTCAAGAACAGAACCACCACCCGAAACAATGGGTACGCTCTTTAACAAATCGGTTAAGTGACATCAAACGGTCCGCGTGTACCGGTCACGGCTCAGCTAAACCACGAATCACCCACAATTGAGAAAAAAATCATGAAGTGGACTTACCCTGCCTCTGTCAGTGTGAGGAAGTAGGTATAAGATCACTGATAACGGTGTTTACATGAATAAACCTAGCCTAGATATACAACTACAAATAAAGGAACTACTGGAAAAATATCCGAGCTTTACTTTCCAGCAACTCAATAACTGGCTGAATAAAGACGGTCTTATGCTGTCAATTCGCACTATTGAAGAAAATCAACAGTTAGCGGGCACTGATATAACGATGAGTAACTCGGTTCCCTGTGGGAAGAACCTCAAAAGCAATCTCCAATAATGGTTCTTCTGGAGTAGTGTTTGCCAGCGATGCATAAAATGCTCTTCTCTCTAGTGGCATATTTCTTACTAGTTTTTCTGCATGCGTACTGATTTCAAATACCCCGCACTCGACACATTTATAAGCTTTGTAGTTAGAAGAATCGGTGAACACATAGCTTCCAGCGCTATCACATAGCGGGCAAGTAGATTCAAATCTTTCTTTCATACAGATATCCTTACTTGTTGTGGTGACAGCAAGGATAGCACGCGCCGGGCGTGGATAAATATCCCGGCAAAAGCCAACTGAGGACTGACCAATGGCCACAACATCTCGTCAAAAGCGTATGGCAAAAAAACGCAATGCCCATATCCAGGCACTGGCAAAGCGTGAAAGTAACCGAGTTGAAAAAGCAGTATTAGTTTTGGTGCGGTGTAAACCGATGCCAGATATGCCAGCAGTACCCAGCAAGCCCAGAACTTCAGCAGATCCAGAGAAACGGATTGCAGCAGTTGCCCGCCAAAAGATGCGTGGTTGCAGTAAGTTACCTCGCGGCGTGCGTTAAGCATTAATTAGCAGTAAAGCAAAATAAACCATCGGAGCTACAGCTTAGGCTGTGGCTCTTTTTTTTACCTAAAAGGAACCAATATGAGCAATTTACCAGCAATTAGTATGAAGCAGATTGAATCTTCCCAGATCCACAGCATCGGCCATGACCCAGTTAGCAACACTCTGGCGATTCGTTTTAAGTCGAAGGGTGAACCGGCAGCCCTGTATCACTACCAGAATGTGTCCGCTGATGATTACGCGGCATTCTCCGGTGCTGAATCAATTGGCTCCCACTTCTACCGCAATATCAAGCCAGATACTGATCGTTATCCATTCCAACGCATTAATGAAAAGAAAGACGGCGAATAAGTGGCTTAACCGCTGCCTCTGTTCGCAGGGGCTTCGGCAACACTCCTTACCGTGAGGTGCATCGTGAATGAATACAACTATCAGCGAATGGTTGAGCAATCGCTGGAACAGTATGACCGCCTATTAATTTCGGATCCTGATGAGCAAGAGGAATTAGGCAAGCGGATTGAGTTTTTACGCCGTCATTCAAAAATGCTCGGCGCTTTTAAAACCGCTGTCAAAAATGGCTGCTTTATTGCGGGTGCAAGTACCCATTACCTTGCAGCTCTTACCGAAACAACCGCTATGGAACTCTATCTGGATGAGGTGCAGGAGGAAATATTTCTCCGTGTTGCCAAAGCAGAAAGAGCCATGGAGTTAGATGCAACACAAAGCACCTTCATAGACTAGGAATAATAATCGCGATAATTATTTGATAGCCTTTTCAATGAAAATTGCTCTGCAATTAGCAAGGAATTCATTCTTTGTTGCTATTGGATCTGCTTTAATCTCAGCCCCCATTTCTGGGTTAGCCTTAGCCTGATTCAATATCGATCTTAAATAGTAATAAGCCGATTTATTAAATTCAGCATCAGCAGATTTTCCTATTTTTTTATTGAAATCATCCCAAACGCTAACGCCTGCGGCGATAGCAAGCTCGTCTGATTTTCCTTCACTGAAATAAGCTTTTAGTGTTTGAAAACCGGCAAGGCAGTTTGTATCTAATATCGTTAGAGTCTTATACCAAGATGCCTCTGATTCTTTGCCTTCACATCCAGTCAGACGATACTCACTTTTCTCATTCTTAGAAAGATCTGAACTCACGTAGATAGTTTTGTGTTGAGTATAAACAAAGGGAATGAAATCAGCCTCTTGACTATTTTCCCCTGTAATACGGACCTCACCACAAACAAACGTTTCGCCGGTAGAGTTGGTTACTTCAGTGATTGACCGATATTCCACTGTTTTCGGGTTCTGCATGCCTTCACGCATCACCTTTTCCATGGCTGGAATATCTACAGCAAATGCTGATGGAATACTAAGAATTGATGCTAATAAAACTACAAGTTGTCTTTTCATACCTTTTCTTACTTATCCATATCCTAAAAGAGAAAAGCCCCAGCGATTAAGCCGGGGCTATCCCAGGAGTGCGGGACCAACCGCAAACCTACTGAGGACTGAACAATAACCACGAGGATTATTATCAGCGTGGTTGAGTGACCAAACCCAACCATGGGAAAGCATACCATGACTATTGAATTCATCAAGAAACTCCAATACCGCCACCGCGTTACCGGCGACGACTTCAACCTGCATCCCCGCCAATCTGGCCTGAAATTCTTCTTCGCCTGTGTTTTAGGCGCATTCATGTTTCTGGCTATCGCTGTCAAAATCTGAGGGCTGACCAATGACCACCCAAGCAGTAACAACCAGTAATCTCCCGCCCGCCGTGGTTGGGTTGAATATTGACGAACCAACGTGGAACGCGCTGAAAAACAGTATTTACCCTGGCGCTAAAGATGATTCAGTCATCATGGCGGTGAGTTATTGCCGCGCCCGCCAGTTAGATCCACTGATGAAACCCGTTCATTTAGTTCCTATGAGCGTGAAAGATGCGGTAAGTGGTAAATATGAAATGCGTGATGTGGTGATGCCCGGTGTTGGGCTCTATCGCATACAGGCAGACCGCTCTGGTAACTATGCCGGTGCACAGGAACCCGAATTTGGCCCTGACCTCACACAAGTTTTTAACGGAGTAGAAATTACTTTCCCTCAGTGGTGCAAATACACCCTGAGCAAACTCATGCCTAACGGCACTATCGTGGAGTTCAGTGCGAAGGAATATTGGCTGGAGAACTATGCCACCGCGGGCCGCGATACTCAGGCACCCAATGCCATGTGGAAAAAACGGCCCTATGGGCAACTCGCCAAATGCTTTGATGATGAAACTGAAATACTCACTGATGAAGGGTTTCAGCTATTTTCTAAAGTAACAGGGAAAATATTACAAGTAACAACTAATGGTTTGGAATCATCCTCTGCAATTCCATTTGTGCAGCCTTATAGCGGCTCAATGGTAACAGCGAATGGTAGTCGCTTGAATTTTAGCGTAACACCAAATCACGATATGTTAACGAACAACGGAAAAGTAGAGGCAGCAACACTATACCAAAAAGCTACGACAGATAGTTCTAAGTGGGCAATTCCGAGATCTGTTGTTTCAAATCGTCCTGATTCGAATATTAGTGATCAACTTTTATACTTGGTTGGGTACCTATTAGCCGATGGCTACCACTCTGGATACCATCAAATCAGGGTTTCCGTATCTAGGCTCTATAAAATAGAAGCTTTATTTTCTTTGGGATTGCATAGCAAAGTATCAGTAAAAAAAGACGCTGGCAGAGAGGCTGTGACCGGCAAAAGAATCATTAAAACCATCAGGGATAAGAAGAGTTTTACGTATGATTTTAGCTTAGTGTCAAAATATATGACGGCCGATAAGCGTGTTCATCCTGAATGGATTTTATCATTATCATCTCGGCAGGCAAAAATTGTTGTTGATTCCCTTTTAGAATTTGATGGATCTCACAATGGCTCTGTACGCCGCTTACATCAACGAAATACCAATGTCATATCTGCATTTGAGTTATTAGCCATTCAAGCTGGTTATTCAATAAGTAGCCCTTCCGTACAAAAAAGCGATATTGGCTCGTGCTCATTATTCACCCTTTCTGAAACAACCACTTCACCAGTAGTGAAAGGCCTCAGTAAAAACTCATCATCATTAGTAATAACTCAAAACACCTCCGGCAAAGTATGGTGCGTAACAGTACCATCAGGTGTCATTGTTGTGCGTCGCCACGGGTTATCTATGCTCTGCGGTAATTGCGCCGAAGCCCAGGCATTGCGTAAAGGGTGGCCGGAAATTGGTCAGCAGCCAACAGCAGAAGAAATGGAAGGTAAAAGTCTTGATGTGAATGAAGGTAAAGAACACAGCCAAGGCAGCCAGCAACCAAGCCAGCCGCAGGCACTACCAGAATATAGCGCGGAACAATTTCAACGCGCACTTGCTGACTGGACAACGCTGATCAACAAGGGCAAGAAAACTGCCGCGCAAATCATCAACACCATCGAAAGTAAATACACCCTCACCTCGGCACAAATCAAAACTATCGAATATCTGGAGGCAGAAGATGCAAATCATTAATGTCCAGCAAGGCACGCCAGAATGGCACGCCTTACGCAGTCGCCATTTCACTGCCAGCGAAGCCCCGGTAATGATGGCAGCCTCCAGTAAAATGCGCCGCGATGAATTGCTGAACATGAAGGCCACCGGCTCGGAACGGGAAATCAGCGATTGGGTACAAACCAACTTGTTCGATAAAGGCCACGCGCAAGAAGCCACCGCGCGGGTCATCGTAGAATCTATGATCGGTACCGAATTATTCCCTGCAACCGCCATCGATGATGATGGCTATTTGTTGGCTTCCTTTGATGGCATGACCATGATGGAAGATGTGTTGTTTGAACACAAAATGTGGAATGCCACACTGGCGCTGGCGGTGAAAAATAAAGACTTGCCGCCAGAGTATTACTGGCAGTTAGAACAGCAACTTTTAGTGAGTGAGTCCGAAAAGGTCATTTTTGTGGTATCAGATGGCACTGAGGATAACTTTGTGTGGATGGAGTATTTACCGGTACCTGGTCGCCGTGAAGCTTTGATGGCGGGTTGGCAGCAATTTGAACAGGATTTGAACGGTTACACAGCCCCTGAGATAAAAGACATACCGCAAGGTAAAGCCTTAATGCGCCTCCCTGCCCTATTGGTGGAGATAGAGGGCGCGGTAAAAGAATCAAACCTGACTGTTTACCAGAATCAAGCGTTGGCTTTTATTCAATCCATCAACACTAATCTGGTGACCGATCAGGACTTCGCTGACGCAGAAGAAACCGTTAAGTTCTGTGAAAAAGCAGAGAAAGAGCTGGATCTGATTAAACAACAGGCACTGTCTAAGACTGAGCAGATTGATCTACTTTTCCGCACCATTGATACCTTGCGCAATGAAATGCGAAACAAACGGCTAGACCTGTCAAAACTCGTTAAGTTGCGCAAAGAAGCTATTCGCCTTGAAATACTGAATAAGGTAAAAGCCGCTCTTGCTGAGCACATTGCCAGTATCAATAAACAGTTGGCTATTGTCACTCTACCTACTATCCCGGCTGATTTTGCCACTGCTATCAAAGGCAAGAAAACCCTCACCTCTTTGAAGAGTGCAGCCAACGATGAACTGGCACGCGCCAAGATAGCTGCTAACCAATTAGGTGAGAAATATCAGTCCAACTTAGTGCTATTTGCTGATATTGAACCGGCTTATAAAAATCTGTTCGCTGACATCAACCAGATAATTGCCCTTGAGCACGAACATCTGGCGCTGATGATTGATCAACGCATTACCAGGCAAAAACAGATTGAGGAACAGCACAGACAGCAGGAAGCATTGCGGCTTGATGAATTGAAAAAACAACAACAGGCAGTGCCAGTGTCCACTACAGAAACAGTCACCGCAAGTACGGATGCAACAGTCCATCAGTCGTTACACCCTGCGGGATCGGTTAACTTCCCTAAACAACTGGGCGGATCGGTAAATACGCCACTAACAGACAAGCCAGCTAATTGGATTGCCCAAATTGATGCTGATTTAGTGGCGGCAGGAATTGAGCTTACTACTGAAACAGTTAACCGCCTGTACAACGCGGTAAAAGCTGGCCGGATCCGCTATTTCTCTATCACGCAGTAACCTTTCATAACCTGCCACGGCAGGCATTCCACAGGTAACCCATCATGACCACACAGGCCACAACTGCCAGTGTGCTGGAGTCATCTCTGCGTCCAGTTCGGGCGCAGTTAGACCTTGCCATTGAGCAGACTACCGGCACCGCACAGCGCTCTATAGAGAGCGCGACTGTTTTACTCAACCAAGCACAGTCCCTATGTATTGAACAACTCAACATCGAGACTGACGAGTACAACCTTTTATTCGACCGTTTAGAAAAAACTGAAAACGACCTAACCACGAAATCCTTGGCGTTAACACAAGTGCAGGAACGCATAGAAAATGCAGACCTGTTAGTCGCTGAAGCCAATGCGCAGCGAGACAGTATTTCAGCCAAATACAATCTTTCACTTTCAGACCAACGCGTGTTGGCTACTGAGGTGAATCGGTTGAAGTCACTGAATCCTGAAAAAATGAAAATCCAGATCGTTCGCCTCAAAGATGATTTGGAGAGCAAGCGTACGTTGTTAAACCAGCAACTAACAGAGATCCGGCGATACAAAAAAGAGGTGGCAGAAAAAACCAGCAAACTGGCTGTCATGGTCAATGTTAATGACCAATTGAATAATGCCGTTTCTGACCTCACCAACCGGATCCAGCGTATGGATGGTGACGTCGAGCCAACCTACTATCGTGGCAATGATGGCACTGAATTTTACTTTTATACCTTCCAGTGGGGGCTGAAACTACGCTCAGGTGATTACGATATGCAGCTCATTAACGATATTGACTGGCATATTGAAATTCGCTCCACCAGCGGCATTGGCCTGATCGTCTCGGTCAATGAGTGGGCATTACCCGTCTATCCCATGGTTGATGATTTCAAACAGAACTGGCCGGATGGCCTGACCCCAGCGGTTACCCAGCGTATTCGAGATCTGCTTGAGCCTACTCACCCACACTTAGTTAAGCGGGCTGAGTGGGCAGGAACCGTGCTGACCGAAACCCTACCGTTGAAAGAGCAGCATTTAGAGCTGCTGGCCCGCTCTGGGATCCATTCGTTATTTGATGTTGTCCGTCGAACCCCGGATATGTTGGCTAATGCCGTCAAAGGCTTTGGGATCGCCAGCGCCCGCCAGGTACATGCTCAATGCACCCGAATCGTAAAAGAGTGGGAATTAGAGCAGAAACAGAAGGAAGCCGCATGATGGATGAGGAACTGAACCAGAGTACCGGCAACTACTTTAAAGAAGATGACCGGGGGGACTATACCGCTCGTATCATCTGGCTAATGCGCTGTCGCGCAGAGATCCGCAGTGGTAATCCCTATCGACCGATGCCAAAACCAATTTATCCCGGTAATGAGCAATGGCGTGGCTTATCTCAGGTGAATACGGTCGATATCGGTATTCGTAAGCGCTACTCATTGGAAGTTTTGCTGGCTATCTATCAGTTTTACCGCGCTGGCCACAATGAAAATTTGATTGCCAGCAGTACCGGTATCCCGGTGACCACTATCCGCAAAATGTTGGAACATAAAACTCAGAATCAGCGCAAAGCATGGCAATTGGCCTACCAGCTTCGCATTCCCTCCAAAAGAGACATTATCAACCGGTTAATTCGGGAGGTTTAACCATATCCGACCGTAGCATTCGATAGCAGTATCACTAAAACATAGCCCCTTACCACTCTAGACCAAACGACCATAATAGGGCGTAACATCTTTGCGCCCTTTCCTACTGAGGAAAGACCAATGACCAAACTACTGACATTAGAAGAATGGGCGGAAGAAACCTACCGCAGCAAGCAACCAACCCCCCAGACACTCCAGCGCTGGGCGCGAGGCGGCAATATTTACCCGGCACCTGAAAAACATGGGCGCGAGTATCGTGTACAGCCAGGCGCGATTTATATTCAGCCTAAAAGTTATCGGCTGGCAAAAGAAATACTTAAAACATCCCCCAGTACAAGTTCATCGTTAATAGAGAGAATTATTCATGGCAAAGAGGCCAAAAAAGTATGATGCCAATTTGCCAAGAAATCTGACATATCGGCGTAGAGAGAAATCATTTTGCTGGCGCAACCCAATAACTGGTTCTGAAATATCCTTAGGGCAAATTGCCCGGAGGGATGCCATATCTCAGGCCATTCAGGCTAACAACTATATTGAATCAACCTTTCAACCTGTAGCCCTACTTGAACGATTGCAAGCCCCTGCCCCAACTCCTGCGGCTAAAGCCGAAGTTAATACCGTAGCGAGTTGGCTAAAGCGCTATTCAGAACTATTAAAGCGTCGCGAACTGGCTGAGAACACCATGAAAATGAGAGTCCTGCAAATCGGATATATTAACCAAGAATTTGGCGAGAGACCGATCGAGACCGTTACCACTAGGCATATTGCTGATTTTATTAATGCCTATGTCGATAATGGTAAAAGTTCGATGGCGGTAAATCTACGTTCTGTTTTGTCTGATGTCTTTCGAGAAGCAATAGCTGATGGTTTAATTAGCACCAACCCTGTGGAAGCAACACGCACGCCGTCACCAAAAGTTAAGCGGGAACGGCTCGACTATGCTGCCTTTTGCAAGATTTATGAGGCAGCCGGCCAACAGCAGAACTGGGTTCAACTCAGCCTAGCATTGGCGCTAATTACCGGCCAACGCCGTGACGATGTGCGGCAATTAAAAAGAAGCGATGTGCATGATGGCAAGCTTTGGATAGTCCAAAGTAAAACTAAAATGCAGATAGCTATATCACTATCACTTCGGTTGGAAATAATGAATACCTCAGTCGGTGACGTTGTAGAAAAGTGTCTGAATAACAATAAGAGCGAATATCTCATTTGCTCGTCCAGTAGAAAATCAGGCCGGGAGCCCGGTGCATTAAATGCGGACTCTCTCACCAAAGCATTTGTTAAAGCATTGAAAGCAACGGATCTGGTTTATGACATATCCCCTCCCAGCTTTCACGAGATCCGCAGCCTGGCATCGAGACTTTATGAAGCTGAGTATGGTAAGGAATTTGCACAGAAATTGCTCGGTCACAAATCGATGAAAATGACGAATGTATACCTGGATTCGCGTAAAAATGAGTGGGTAGAAATTTAGGCCGAGTATAGGATTTCGGGGAAATTTCGGGGGATTTCGGGGGAGAGGAAAAAATACCAACAAAATCAATATATTAAAAAGAGACCGAATACGATTCCTATATTCGGTCTAGGGAAATGGCTCTTGGGAGAGAGCCGTGCGCTAAAAGTTGGCATTAACGTAGGCTTGTTCAGCCATACTCTTTAAGAGTAGTCGAGGACATGTGTTTCGCCAACTTAGCAACAGAAGTAATTAATAACGGTTGCAAACTAATTTAAATGATACAAATTAGCCTACCAGTTAAGAAAGGTAATTATCTGTTAAATAGAAAATAAAGGCCGTAGCGATGCTCAAGTTGTCGTGCTTACTTTTCGCATAAAGTCATCGCACGCTGTTGGAAAGGTAGCAAACTCATCTTTTGACCAGGGTTCTCGCTATCATCTAATAATAAAATATCTAGCGGTTTCGCAAGGACATGGCCTGCTTTCATTTGTTCAGATGCAACATCATTAAGTGGATATTGCGCTAATGTGCTGGGATTTATCACAAACAAAGCTCCCCCTGAGCGGCATTCCAACATCACCTCTTCTCGGGTAAATGCCCATTGTTTGCCAAATTCAAACTTACTGACAGTCACTATTTTCCCAGCGGCAAAAGCATTCACGGATAACATCAGTAACGATAACGTCAGCACCAAACCTTTCAT